AACCAGCAAGTATTAAACTTGCAAATGGGAAAGTTACAGTGGAAGAAGCTAGTATTGGTGGTTTAAGAGACCGATTGGAAGATCGCAATGCTTCAGAAAATACAACGCTTCCTGTTGCACAGGCAGTCACATATTTTGGTGAAGGCACTGGAAATAATCTTACTCCTATACTCGGAATAAGCACAGGTCTTAATTTTAGCTATGACACACAAGAGCCTCTAAAAAATGAGCAAACTGGTGACCCTGGTTTGATGAATTCACCTTTTGGAGACCTAATAAAATCCTTCATATCTAGTGGTAATAATAATTTAGACGTTGAAGGACTTGACAAATTACTTGGTACATTTACGTCACCACAAAAAAATATAAATGCGCTAAGGAGAAAGCTATTAGATGGAGCCACATCAGGTGATGGTCCACTTTCGAAGAAGATTTTTGTTAATGTCAATACAGTCAACAAAATGATGACGAGAAAGCAGGGATTTACTGGTGGTGATGAACAATCGTCTTTCACTTTGACGTTTGATTATAATTTAACATCAGTAGGAACAGTAAATTCTAAATTACTTTTCCTTGATTTAATGACGAATCTATTGTCGATTGGAACAGATTACGGACAATTCCTATCTCCTGAACTTCGATTAGAACAAACTAGTGTAGGTCTAGGTTTCCCTGGAGGCGCAAAAGGATACGCTAAATCTATTGTTGATCCGATTGGATACATCAAAGACCAAGTTTCGAATATTCTTTCTGAGCAAAATGTCAATAATATAGCTTCTGCTGAGGGATCATTAAAAAGTGATATAGAACAGGCAACAAACGAAATCAAACAGTTTATCGCAGATCCAAGTAAAGGTATTCCAAAAGATGGCAAGTTCTATAACTCTATAGCAGTAATGCTAAGTGATTTGTTCTTAAGAAAAGTTTATTATCAACCCATAATGCTTAGTGGATACCCAGTTGGTGAATGGCATTTAGTTGTTGGAAATCCATTGAATCCTATCGCAATGATAGGAAACTTAGTTTGCACAAATGTTAAAATCAATTTTGGAGATGATCTAGGTCCAGATGATTTTCCAACAGAACTAACAGCATCTTTCACTCTTTCTCCAGGAAGACAAAGACACAGAGGAGATTGGGAATCTATGTTCAATAGAGGTAATGGTAGATTATACTTAGGCCAATTGGTTGAAAGCACAGAAACTACAGAGGCTTACATTAATACTTCAGGATTAAGAGTAAATGAACAAAGCCTAGACAATTTGATCTTGCAAGGGGCACCAAATAACAATCTGGGGAATACCAGCAACTAAATAACACAATATGCTTTCAATTGATATAATAGACTCTAAACCTTTTTTTGTTAATCCAAAAACTAAGGTTCAATCTGTGGATCTTTTGACACCATCATGGGATCCCAAAAATATCAGATACTCTCTGCGAACACTTGCAATAGTAACAGAGGAAACGGAAATGAGAGCTGACTTAGTTGCTCTCTCATATATGGGAAATTCTGCAGAATTAGGAAGCTTATTAAAACTTAATAATATCTCTAATCCACTTACAGTGAAATCTGGAGAAATCCTAGCTGTTCCTGGGGAAACAATGGTAAGGGATCTTTTCAATAGTGGTAGAGCAGTTACTAACCAAAAACAAAAAGCTAAATCTTTCAGAAAGGAGCTACAAGAGAAGATTTCACAAGTTAGTCAAGAAAGACTGGAATACCTTAATTCAAAGAATATTTCGAATTTAGCTGATGTTCCACTTCCGACTAATTTATTACAAGAGGGTCAACAACAAATACTAGTTGCTGATGGAAAACTTTTATTTGGTCCAGATATAGGTCAATGTAAAACTAAAGCGAAGAAAAACGTATCTGTTACTGATATTAAAACGAAACTTGCACAGAAAAACATTTTTAGAAGATAAAACTTATGGCAGAATTTAATGTAAGAAAAGCAATTCTCCAATATCGCAATCCTGATATATTTCTGGACGAACTTTCTGTGCTTGATACTTCATCGCAAGAGGGCAACACTCAAGTAAATGATGAAAAATCAAATAATATCCAGAAGAAGTGGTTCGGTATGGCAGAGCCACTGATCCGGATTAATAGTGTTATTGTAAAGGGACTATCATATTTTCAATTGGATATGACAGGATTCAAACCCACCGCAATATTCAGATTTCAAACGATCGACGAGAGATTTATTTTCACATCCTTTCCTAAGGATGGCGACATATTTTCAATTTATATCAGGGCTTTAGGTGAAATGTTTAAGCCTATAAGAATGGACTTCATTGTGACTGAGGTCATTTCCCCTTTTTCTAGAGCTAACACAGTGAGTGATGAAAATAACTTTGAACCCTCTACTGGAAGATTCCAAACTTATACAGTCAAGGGCGAAGTTAGAATTCCTAAATTATATAGGCATAATTCTGCAGCTTACAAAGGAACAAGTTCTGATGTTTTAATTAAAATGGCTGAAGAATTAAATCTAGGATACGCTTCTAATGAACCAAAAACAAATGATTCGATGACTTGGATTTCTCCAAGTACTGAATACGAAAACGCAATAAAACACATTGTCAATAGTTCTTGGTTAGGAGAACAAGATTATTTTGATTGTTGGATTGATCAATATTACAACTTGAATCTTGTTAATTTAAAAAAACAGTTTGATGAACAAAATTCCACAATCGAAACGATAAGAATGGCTTATGGAGCGGACTACACTCCAGATTTAGCGCCTGGTGCAGAAACTGCTGAGGTTGAGTTTCCGATTCTATTAACAAACCAAACGAGCTATAGTAAATCCCCTTTATTTATCACAGCAATGTCATTACAGCACAATGCTGGACAAATTAATAATGATATAGGATATTTTCAAAATCTTCAATTTTACGACTCCAATCTGACATCTGACAAACCCAAAAATAAGTTCGTTAGCTATAAAATTGAGTCTGTTACAAATAGAGATTTAGGGGCAAGAGACGCTTTGAACAAAGGAAGACTAGGTGAATCTCTTTATAAAGAGGAAGTTAAAAACACTTACGCTGGAACAATTTATTTCGATAATGTTCATGAAAATTTTCAGCAAGCACAAGTTCAGAATATCTTAAATAGGAACGATAGTTATAAAATTCTTCTTAAGGTTAAGAACAGAGCTTGGACACCATTTATTTATAGAGGACAAACGTTTCCTGTTAATATAGTTCAAGAGGGAAGTAGCACTATTTCCGGAGATTCAAAATACACTGCCGCAGGTGGTGACGGAACCTCATTAGCACCACCACCAGATAAAAGAGTACCGAATACTTTTTTGTCAGGAAATTATGTTGTACTTGGTTTCACTATTGAATACAATAAAAAAGATGGAATGCACCAAACTTTGCTTTTAGGCAAAAAGCAATGGTCACTCAATCCTGGAATTGCTTCTGATCCTTCTCCTTTAAATCCTAAAGAGAATGATCCGAACTTTAATGATCTTGTAGAAAATGCTTCTTCGATTTTGCAGGAAGATATAGGAAGCATCAAGAGCGATATATTTGGAAAATAAAAGAAAGAAATGGCAGATTTTATATCGGATTTTGGTTCAGGATTAGCTGGTAACGTTTTACCTACTGGAGATATCTTAAACAGAAAAATAGATTTCCAGAGAGAGAAATTTCTGAAGGGAATTTCATCTACGAAACACGGAAAGAAAGAAGATCCTACCTACATCTATTTCAAGTTTATGTTCGACTTTGGGAACAATTCCTTAATAGACGAGGAAACCTTTTTAGCCCCTTCCCCGTTATTTAGATCTTATTCAGCTAATGGTGTTGGTAACATTAACGCGGCTGCAGGAGATCTTGAGGCAAGAACATTAGAAGCACTCAGAAGTGGAAAGAATCCTTCAGATATTACCGGAATATCTAATGATATACAAAATCTTACAAATTCAGGATTTGGAACTTCCCAAGATTATTTTTATGGATCAAAGGGAAAAATTCCCAGCAGAGCAAATTATGGATTCTTTCCCGCTAACTCCCCTCTTGCCTATATGGGAGCACAACAATTTTTATATCAAAGATCTCAGAAAAGACAGCAAATGCTTGAAGCTTTTAAAAGGGGATTAGATTTCGTTAATAAAAATTGTCCATACTACTTCCAAAATGTTAGTGGATTAGATCAGCTTTTAAAAACTGATATCAAAAATTACCACAAAAAGGGAAGTATTCCAAAAAGGGCAGGAACTTTAAGCATAGATTGTTTAGAATCAATCGACATGAGAATATTTGGTCTTTCAGAACTTTATCGAAAGGCTATTTATGACTACACTTACCACAGAGTTATGCTCCCTGAGAATCTCAGAAAGTTCAGAATGTGGCTGATAGTAACTGAGATAAGAAATATTCAACTCACATATGGAATCAACGATATTCTGAACCCTTTCCAGATTCCTTCTGTAGCACAAGCAGCTAACTTTTTAGATAGCTTTAATAGCCAAACTGGTTTGTTGAATAATACAGAAGGACTTTTACAAAGATCTACAAATGCCGAAGATCCGGGAAATGACAAATTCGGATCTTATACTTTAGGACCTTATGCTTTCATTTACCAATTTGATCAGTGTGAATTTGACTTCGATGAAACATTTCCTTCTTATGCGTCAATTGACAACAAAGGAGGTCAATCAGTCTCCACAAAGTTTAAGATACACGTGGGAAGAGTAAGGGATCATAAAATTCAGTTCAATCAGTTAGCAGATGTCATTCAGAAAAACGATAACATCAAAAGCATGGTTATTTCTGATCTTTGGGAAAACCCTAAGTCAGATTACAATTTTTCAGATTACGCTAACAGCACTGGATTCGGTGATGCTTTTGTGGATCCCGGGGGAAATGCAGGACAGTTTGCTGCAGAACTTGCATCTAACTTTATTAACAATACTGTTGCAGATTTAACTAATCAAGGTGTATCCATCGTTCAGGGAGCGTTACTTGGAAATATTTACGGATTAGGTGGTGTAAATGCAGGACAAGCTTTATCCAGTGTTCAAAGCTTGGTGAGCACTATCCAAGCAGGAGTTCCTAACCCATTCCAGGACAACACGCCACAAGCTAGAGGACTTGGAGGTCCTACAGAAAGACAATACCCAACAATAAATTCGGATGTGTATCCTGATGTTAACGGACAAGCTGGACAAAATCTTGGAAATGTTTTACCCAATTCAGGAGCAGGAACAACCAATCTTCAAGATGATGTTTACAACAACGTTCCTGGAACTGATTTAGGCGCTCCAGAAAGACAATATCCAACAGTCTCTACAGACGAATATAATAACGTTCCTGGTCCAGATCTTGGAGTTCCACAGAGAGTTTATCCAACAATAAATTCTGATGTTTACGGAAACGTACCTGGAAATGATTTAGGTGTTCCTGATAGACAATATCCACCAGTAAACTCTGATGAATATGGCGATGTACCTGGATCAGATCTTGGTGTTCCTCAAAGAGTTTATCCAACTCTTAATGATGATCTTTATAATAATGTACCTGGATCGGATCTTGGCCCGCCACAAAGACTCTATCCAAATGTACAAGGGAATGATGAATATTCAGATGTCCCCGGTGCAGATTTAGGCGTTCCTTTAAGAGCTTATACAGAACCAAAAGGTGATGTTTATCCGGATGTCCCAGGCACAGATCTTGGAGCACCAGAAAGAGCCTATCCTGGCCCTCCTGCAGGTGATGAGTTCAAAGGAGTACCTGGTAAAGATCTGGGTGTTCCTGATAGAGTATATTCTGAGCCTACTGGTGACTTATATCCAGGGGTTCCTGGACCCGACTTGGGAGCACCTGATAGGCAATATAAAGTACCTCCACCAAAAGATGAGTACACTGAAGTTCCTGGTAAAGATTCAGGTCCACTGGGAAGAATTTATGATGAACCTAAGGGTGATGCTTACCCGGGAGTTCCTGGACCTGATTTAGGAGGGACTGAAAGGGTTTATAATGCTCCTCCTCCTAAAGATGAATACAAAAACGTACCTGGTTCGGAACTTGGTGCACTAGCAAGAGTTTACAAAACTCCAGATGGTGATGTTTATCCTGATGTGCCTGGAAAAGACTTAGGAGCACCTACCAGAGAATACAAACCAGTCACACCAAAAGATGAATACACAGGGGTTCCTGGTCGGGATCTTGGAGGTTTGGGAAGAGTGTACGAATCAGTCAACGATGACTCCTATCCAACTGTTCCAGGAATAGATTTAGGTGCACCAGCAAGAACTTATCCCGGAGCAAAAGCTCCCGATGAATTCCCTACAGTACCTGGATCATCGCTCTCTGCACCAGAAAGACAATATCCACCAACAAATGAGGACGTTTACGCTAATGTACCTGGATCTCTCTTAGGAGGATCTGACAGAATTTACCCAAGAGCTTTTGGTAACGCGGAATATAATGTTCCTCCTTCAGCCCCAGTAAACCTTGGAAGAGTTTACCCTAAATCAAATAACAATGAAAACCCTAGCATTTAAAATTCTATAATTTAGTATGACACTGATATCAAGAGAACATTTAATTGATAGTAATATTGAAGTTGCTCACTTTCTAGGTGTTGTAATTGACAACAAAGATCCAGAATTTAAAGGCAGAGCAAAAATTAGGATATTCGGAGTTTATGATGGGGTTGGTGATGAGGATTTGCCCTGGTCACACCAAAGATTTGATATGAGTTATGGTCTAGGTGGAGGATCTGGAAGAATGTCTGTTCCTAAATTAGGTTCAGTTGTACACGTCCAATTCAATAATGGCAACTATTACAGTCCAGAATACAAAGCAGTGCAGGAACTTTCTCCAGATCTCATCGATGAAATCAGGGCAAGTTACGATGGAGCTCATTCCCTTATTTATGATGGAATCGAGAGATTAAAAATTTATTACACTGTAGAGAAAGGTCTTGTAATCGATCTAAAGGAGTCCAAAATCATCATTCGAAACGATAACTCGATATTGATCACTCATGCGGACGATACTTCGTCTATTGAGCTAAAAGGAGGTAAAATCACTAAGTATGCTGACCAAGAGATAGAGAATACTGCAGTTACTAGAATTAAGCATTCTTCTGAGGAAGTTTGGATGGACGGAAAAACTACCAACCTCGGACATTCCCCGGTTTTCTCAGCGATTTGTGCTGAGCCTCTTTGGGATTTTCTGAAGAAGTTAGCCATCGCAGTAGATGCTAAACTTCCAGTAACACCTGGTGTAAGTTCCACATTAGCACAAAGCTTTGAACAGCTTGCAACTAGTCAGACAGTAAGGGTAACAAGGGAAAACTTACCAGACCTTCCTACAGTCCCAGCACAAAATAGCCAACCTGTATCTTTACCTAGTTCTGCTACTGGAGGAACAGGAGCAACAGGAGGATAACAATGGCATCTGAAAGTATAGAATCAAGAATAGATGATTTACTTGGTCAAGATTTTGAAAATCTTACTACTGAGCAAATAGTACAAACAATTACTGGTCAACAAATTGATTTACCTTACGAGGATTTACAATCAGAGGAAGGATTCAATAAAGAACTTGAAAAATCTGAAAAAGAAGTAGAGGAACTTATTAAAAGTCTTGAGCCAGGACCACCACCTATTCCTCTTTCTAAAATAGAAGACCTGGCGTGTAAATATGAAGGTGATTCTTTATATTCTCAAATTCTGTTGGAATCATTAAAGACTGAAAACAGGGACTTATACGAAGAACTCAAAAACTCTGGTAGTTTAGACGAAAAGACCTTTATAGTGGATGATTTGGGCGTGCAAACAAATATTCCAACTTTCAAAAAAGAACGGGATATTTCTTCAACAGGTATTGTGAAATTTCTTGGACAAAAGGACCCCAAATTTTTAGAGAAGACAAACGAATCTTTGTTCGACAATCTTGATCCTCTAGTACTTGGAAAACCCTCAAATTCAGGTGCAAAGAAAAAAAGAGAGCTCAATATTCTTGGATACAAAATTCCTTTGGAATTTATAATGTCAGGTAAAAGAGTTGTCCATGTTAAACTTGGAGGACCTTCGATTACAAATGACCAAGCCCTCAGTGATATTAATAGAGTTCTAGGAGATCAGCTTAAAAATTCTAAAAAATGTGATTTTAAAGATCTGGATTTAAACGGAGATGCTGATAATGATTCAGAGAATGATCCAGAAAATGATTCAAGGGAAGGATCAGGTTTGGAATTCGACAGTGATGGAAACTTTTCAGGACTGGGAAGATTCGCATCAAATCGACAAGATGGATATGATGCTAATTTTTTTCCGGATGGAGATGATCCTATCATTAATGATGATTGCGATCCAGGCCTTCCTGAAGATCCAATTACTGGAGACATCATATCAACCAAATCTGATGTTGAAGAGATATCTGGAGAATTCTGCGATCCACCTGCCTTTGACTTCTCTGGAATAAATGACTTGACAGGATCCAATGACTTGACAGGATCCAATGTTGATCAGGAGGATCCACCAGCAGCTAATGTAGATGTTGATGCAATCCAAGCATGTATAGACTCTGCATTAGAAAAGTCTAACAAAATAGATAAAAAAAATAAGGAAACAGCTCGTTGGCAAGTTATAGAAAGATTTCTAGAGGAAATTCTTTATCACTATGAAATCATATTCGAATACCAAAAGTCTTTGCAAGATGCCTGGCAATTAAGATTTCCGTTTTCGAATGGAGGATCTCTTAGTGATTACGAACTTGGAATTTCAATTTTAACCCTTACTGACCAAGAACCAATTCTGGAACAACAAGTACAGCAAGAAGTTACTGATATAGAAAACGTTTATAATCTCTTCCTTTCTAATAATCCAGTTTTCACGCGAAAACTGTTCGACCTTTCCTTTGCTGATACTGAACTTGAAAGGAAAGACCTAAAGGACTTATTTAAAGAAAATATCGAAGCAGGAAACTCTCCGGTTGCTTTTGATCAATCAAAACAAGCTTATCGATTGGACGAAGGATTAGCTTCTTTTGAAACTAATATTGAATCGATTAGGAACATACTGGTTAAAAAAGATTTTGTTGACTCTTTAATAAACCAAAAAAATGAACTCACAGCACTTAAAAATGCTAATATCGAAACACTACAATCAAGAACTGGAAGAGATTTAGACCTTAATGATATAGAAGCTGCGCTCATAGGAACATCAGGTGATTCAGGAGATCTATATGGACAATCTAGTGCTCAACTTGAACGTAATGAGAGGGTTTTCTCTGCATATTCTAGCAGTAACGAGGAATATGCCACAGATGGATACCCTTTTATAAACAAGATCCAAGAATTTTCTGTTCGATTTGCAAGACCAGAATTTAACAGGGCCAGGGCTGAACTTCAATTTAAGGTGTCTTTCATGTCTGATCTAGGAGATCCTTTACCTTATAAGAATGTCAAAAAACCTGGTAAAATTTCTATGACTGGGGAGCCATCAAATCCTTTGCAGGAAGTTCCTGAACCAGACCAAGAAAAAATCAAACTAGGAAACGAACACGCAGGTAATGGTGGTTTATTAGCTGAATATTCCACGGAATATTTGGCTTCTTACCAATTCTTAGAAATTGTGAACCTTAAAACTGGATTTCCTGATGTTGGAGATTTTTTCGGATTTTTTGAAGATGTATTGAATACGAATAAATCCAAACAGACTATCATAAACCAGATTAACGAGGACAGGGGAATTCTTTATGGTGAGCTTATTGAAAAATCTGCCTCAAATTGGCTTTTCTTTTCTCCACAGGAAAGAGGAGATAACGATGCTAGGAATCCAAGCAAGCTTAGACCTGGTACTTTTACTGCAGATGGCGAACCTAATGAAGTTTTCACAGATTTCTATGGAAACTTTAAACCTAAATGGGATGCTAAATACCAACAAAACAAACAGGTTTATGTCGAGCCTAAACTCAATGAAATAAAAGGATTAGCAAGACAGGCTGGAAATGCACTAGGAAACACTTTGCCTTTATTAGATGTTATCGGAATTAGAATATTTGAAAATTTTACTAACATCAAAGAAAAGATAGAGCAAATTGAAGAACTGATGCTCATTGCAGCACAGAAAAGAACTGAAAACGAGCAATCCCTTACTCCTGAAGCTTTGGATAAGGAGTTTTCTGATCTTAAATGTGCGGGTGCTGGTGGTGCTGGAGATGGCGATGGAGGAAACGTTGATAACGGAAATTCAGTTAATTGTCCACCGCAATGCTGTGGTCCAGCTGGATCGGATTTTAAATATGCTAATTATCTAACATCGTCCCCACCTAGTTCGGACTGTCCAACTATATTTCAAAGATGTTGGTGGAAACAGTTTTGTAAAGATGTAACTAAAGTTGGGTTACTGCCGTATCCTAATGGATTGCCTCCAATTGAAAAAACTAGTTTCTTTCTTTCTGGAGGACCATCAGTGAGACTTGGTTTAAAATATTGGCCGGTTGGTTATTTACCACCTGCTTTTATTCCTATTCCTGTACCTAATCCTGTGGACGGACAGCCTTTTATTAGGATCCCTTTGCCTATGATATGGACAATAGTAGATCCTATTATTATTCCACTTCCACTTAATTTAGGAGTAATCGTAATTTTCATTCCATTTATTGGAGGTTTTATGCCTACTCCTCTAGTGTACTTAAAGGAGTTTATAACTGGAAGTTCTTTATTCTTAACAGGAATCAGAGGTCCAAGATTTATCCCAAGAAAATCTGATCCTGAACTTAAAGACCCTCTTGAAAAAATCAAGCAGATTCTTTCTTTTGGTATTCCTGATAAACTTATTCCACTCCCAGGTTTTGGACAAGATGACGTGGATTCTCCAAATAGGATTCTTAGTGATCTTCAAACTAATCTGACAAAAATTTTTGACAGTGTTCCTCCTCCTGGTAATATTGAAGCTTTAAGGGAAGCACAACAAAGAGAAATAGACCTTAAGAATTCGATTTTATCAAAAAGGAAAGAGTATGACAAAAAAGCAGCACTGCTGGACGTTCCTCAGCCAAACGTGGATGAAGAAAGAGAGCAGTTGGAATTAATAATTGCACAAAGGAAGGAAACTCTTAAAACTGTAATAAAGGATTATTTAAAAACAGGGATACCTAATCCTAAATCCATTTATTACCCACAGGATAAAGACAAGCTTAAAATCGACGTTCCTGGAATAGTTAAGTCTTTGAGAATTCTTAAGGATATGAAAGCTAGTTTTGTACCGTTAAAGTGTGGGGACAGTATTAACTTCAAAGACGAAATGAGGGAGGTTCTTAAATTAATCAAAGTACCTTCTCCACCCAAATATATTTTGGACAACTTAAACGTTTCGAATCCGAATAAAATTTTCTTGAGATTAGATAAGGATCCAAGAACTATGGAAAAGGAAGAATTTGAAGATCTAGTTAAAGAAATTAGATCAGCATCTCTTGCAATAACCCATATTATACTAAAGGGAAACAAATTCTCGGTAATTAAAAAAGTTAGAAAGGGAGCATTTTCAATAATTGATGATTGTGAAAAACAAGGACCTTTTGTGTTTCCTCCTGTTCAAGTTTCAAATATTGCACCTGTTCCTCTCAAAATTATTAAAATTAAAAATCCTCTTCTTACTGCGATGTACCTAAGGATTATGGAGGGTATGTCTAAAATAATATATTCAAGAGAGGACTTCTCAAGATATGTTAGGTATGATGGAGAAAATCCAATTCTAGTTATAAGAGTTAAGGATTTAAAAAAATTAATATCGAAAAAATTAGGACTTTCTAGAAGGGGTCCATTTGATCCCGAAAGACCTCTGGACCTTGAAGAACCTTTAGTTTCTGATTTTCCGCATCCCGAAGGTCCGTATTGTTGCTTGGAATCACTTAATGGAGGTTTTGGTAATGCTATCTCAGCTTTTGAAATCCCTACAGTTTTCCCTCCCAAACAAGATCAAGTTTCACAAACACAAGGTTTAGGTGGAATAATTCAGGTAACTATACCTGGTACTATAATTAAGAATTTTATTATTGAAACAGTAACATCCTTATTAGATGGAGGTTTATTAGAGCAACTGCTTCCTGAAATTGATAATATAGATTCTCCTAAGTTTACAAATTTAAATCCGCAGGATATTCAGAAAATAGCTAGGAATTTAGTTAGAGAGAGTTTAAATCCAGAGTCTCCAAATATCCCTGATTTTTTAAATCTGACACAAATTCCAGTTATACCAAAAGCTCGACCTACCGACATGATAGAACAAGCCCTAATTGGAATGGGTGCACCCCCTCCTGCAAGAATAGTTTACAGCTTATTCTGGAAATACTTTAAGGGTTTGCCAAAATCCCCACTACTTGGAAATATAGTAAATCCTGCAGTTGAATTGTCTTCGAATATACTTACCAAAATTCCATGGCCACTTACAGTATTATTAGGAAGAAATGTTATAAACTTAATTAATCCAATCATCTTATCAGATGACCATCCCTCATGGAGAAGAATGAGCCTTAAAAACGCTTATTATGTTGTCTATATCGATGAATTTTTAAGAAGTGCAGCTGATGTTTCTGGACTATTTAAATTCTTCTTAGGTGCAGCTGATCCAGTTTATCCAATTCCTGAACTCCCTTCCGAATTACAAAAAGCATTTAATGTAAAAAAATATTAAAAAAATTGGAAATTTAAATCCAATTATCTACTAAAAAAATCAACAAACCAAAAAATTAATGAAAAGGAACAATTACACGTACTTCGATTACGATGAAAGTGAAAGAGATGTACTAGAAAAACTATACGAGAAATCATTACCACAGGATATCAACCAAACAGAAGGTAAGGATTTAAAAAATAACTCCTCAACTAGAGTTATTATTAGCAGATACGACACAGAAAAAGGCATAGCTCTTGGGGAGACTCAGTTTGGTCAAAGCATTGTTATCGATACAAACAAAGAACAAAAAAGTCTTACGAAATTAGGATATCCTTTGATCGAAATGTCAGAGGGACAGGTTTTAGAAGTTGTTGTACATAAAGATCCTTCAGGTGCTTTTTATGGTTCTGTTTCAGCAGGATACGAAAAAGCTCTTAAGTCTGAACTTCATAGAGCAATCAAGGATGATAATTGTGCTTTCAAAGTTAAAGTAAAAGAAGTTTGTAACGGTGGATTTATGGTCGATCTTTCAGGAATTCAATGTTTCTTACCCGGAAGCTTAGCTGCTGCAAACAGAATCATGAATTTTGCAGATTATGTTGGAAAAGAACTCACTGTAATGGTTGAGATTTATGATCAGAAAAGAGACATTTTCGTAGTATCATTTAAAAAGTACTTGAGAAAAATTATTGACGGGGAGGTTCAAAAACTTTCTTTCTCTAACAAGTATGATGGTATAGTTACAGGTGCTTCTGGTAACGGTGTGTTTGTTGAATGGGATGAAATATTCACTGGTATTATTCCTTTTGACGAAGCTAACTCTGCTAAACTCCAAAGTCTGAAGACTGGAGACCCCGTAACTTTCTTTGTAACTGACATTAAGAATCCACAAAGGATTACTCTATCGGTTACTGAGCCAAACGAGAAACTTAAAAGCATTCAGGAGCTTAAAGATTCTTCTTCTGAAGTAGTTGGGGATGACACACAGCTTAAAACTTATAAAGCTGAAATCACAAAAATCAAGACTTTCGGTGCTTTTGTTAAGCTAGAAAATGGTCTCAATGGATTGATCGAAAGAGAAAGATTAATGAAGTCAATTAAAGAGTATGAGGTTGGTCAATTTGTGAACTGCTCGGTTTCGAACGTTGACTTATCCTCCTTCAAAATACAATTAGCGGAGGTTTAATCCTTTAATAATTCCAAATTATAATAAGAGTTTTACTTGTGATAAATAAGTAAAACTCTTTTTTTGTTCCCAGTGCTAGAACTTTATTTTCTAGTTTAAGAATATATAAAACATGGATTTAAATAAAAGCAATTTTTTTTATTCAGTGAAGCTTGGTTTTGAATTTGAGTTCTATAGCAACTTGAATAGAGAAGAAATTGCTCAAAATCTGGGTAAGGAATTAGGAAAAAAAATAGTAGTTCTAAACAAATATCATTCGAAGCTTAAGCCTTCTGCCGATATTTTCAAATTAGAGCCAGATTATTCTGGTGGATCTAAGATGGTGGAACTAATCACAGGTCCACTTCCTTACTACGAAGCTATCCCTATTCTTATCAGAACTTTGAAGTGGATCGATCTTTATGGTTACACTGATAAAAAATGTGCTTTCCAATTTGGGATCGATATTGACACCTCAATTTATCCGGAAATACCTCCAGTTTCCCAACTCAATATACTTAAATTTGTATTGGGATTTGATGAGAATATAGTTTACAAATCGTTTGCTGAGAGAGCAAACTCTCTTTATGCTAAATCTATAAAAAGGGTTATTCCTTCTAATAAATTTGTAGATCCATCAACACTGTCATTTATTGATAAGAACCTTTTTGAAGTCCCAGTAGAGAAGAATATGGGAATAAATTTCTTGAAATTAAGCGATGGCTATTTTGAGGTACGATACCTAGGAGGAAAAGATTATCAGAGAAAATATACACAGATTAAGGAAGTCATAGATTATGTAGCAACTTACACTATACAGACTTTACAATCTAACAACATATTCACTCAGAATGATTTGAAGATATTGAAAACATTCTTGAACGAAATTTATAAAAGTTCATCAACCTTCATAAATCCGGATGCTTTCCAGAAAAATTATCCACACTTACAGGTGATGATTGATTTAAGATCTGATCCTCAAATACTAAGATCTTTTTTCCTAAACATAAGGGATGTTCTTTATGATTTGATCGTTGAAAATGGAATCAAAGAGGGACAATTGAACTACGATAGCAACCTTGGAAAATTCCAAATCAAGGATATTAAAACAGCCAAAGCTTATTTGCTTAAGGACTACGATATTCTTGAATCTGAAATCACAGGCAACCTTTTCAACTGTAGATTATTTTCTACTAAGTTGAACAATTGCTCTCTTGAAGATTGTGATTTGATTGCAGGTAACGAGGTTTATAATTCAAAAATTATGCACTCTGATATCATGTTTAGTAATGCTATTCATGAAACCTACATTGATAATAAAGACAAAGAAATAAATTGTGAAGTCTTCGGAGGAATTATAAGATCTGGATTTATCGGAAAACTTGCTACCATTTCTCCAGAAACAGAAGTTGTAGCTGATGCTGAGGATGACAAAAAACTTAAAGGATCTTCTAGAAAAAGATTATTTCCTGACAGAAATGATGGTGAGTCTTTATCAAAGCCAGTAAGATTTAGTAATAATAATGCTAAACCTTCTGGAATCCCTGGTGTATCTTTCAAACAAAACAATTAACATGACTGAACAGGATCTAATTCAAGAGGTTAAAGATGAGATTTCTCATTCTTGTTCTCTGCCTTACAACCTAAATGATCAAGAGATCAAAAGGATCATTAAAAGGGCAAGAGCTTATTTTTACGACAACTATCAATATGCTGTTGAAGATAGAATATTCGTCCTTGGTAGGGAATTATTTTCTGCACCAGCATTTAGAGCAACAAGACAAATACAACTTCCTTCTTGTGTGGTTTCAGTCTACGACGTAAGAGAAGTTAACGGATCTGGACTTATAGGAACACCGGATAAGGATTTCGGTGATTCCAAATTATTAGGGTCAGAATTGATGCTTTCTCCATTTGTTGGAGACAACCTTGTTTATAGAACTGTTTTATATTCTTTCTTTGACCTTGCAAAAGCATATCTTTTAGAAAGCTTTGCTTTTAATTTTAATAAAAACACAAAGAAACTTACTATTAATGGTAGAGATCCTGCTAGAACTAACACAACTGAAGCAGGAACAACCCAAGTTCTTTATACTGGTATTGATGTAGGGGTTAGAGCTTACATAGCTATTCCTGAAGAAAGTCTTTATGATGATGAGCTTTTTGTAAGATATGTCTTAGCAGAAGCAAAGATCAACATTGGTAGATTATTGGGAACATTCGAATACAATCTCCCAGGAGGTGTTAGAGTTAATTACAACAATATCCAGTCGCTAGGAACAACTGAAAAAACAGAAATTCTTAACATGATTAGAGACGAGAACACAAGTTCTTGGTTCCTGCAATGGAATTAAAAGGGTAATAACGGATCAGTTATATAATTCTCAAATTCCCTTTAGCGTCGAAGATCCAGAATTCAAAATTGATTTTTTTTGCTAATACAGCATCCTTTTTTTCTAGATTTTCTGTTAAATTACATTCATAGGTATATTCAGATTTTACCTCTATAATCTTATTTTCCGTTTTTATAAAGATGTCAGGAAAATAGATTCTATCTTTACTATACTCTATTTTTCCAGTTTCTTGAGCAATCTCAGAATCCTCTATTATTATATTTGCTTCATCGTGTATTTTTAATAATAGATCTATAGCTAAATTCTCATATCCTTGTATCCTTACTTTCTTTCCTGACTGAAAGATATAATCTTTGTATTGAAACGATTTCCTAGAATATTCCTCATATTTTATTGGATCTTTTAGTCTATGAGAATACCCATATTTTTCTACATTTGTTTTTTTAATTTTATCCTGAGTTGATTCTAATTTTGTTGGGTGCACCCCGTATTTCTTTTCGAATGTTTTCTGAGTTTTAAACTTAAATTCTTCCGTTGATGTGTAATATTTTGCCCCATATTTTTCTATATTATTTTTCTCGAATTTTTCTCTATATCCTTCTATTTCCCATACATTTTTAGTCCCGTATTTTTCAATTAATTTTTCTCTCCCTTTATCCAAATTATATTTTTTATTACATTGATCTTTACAGCAAGTTCCACAATAATTAGCGTCTCTTTTGTTATATTGGTTTATTGAAAATTTATTAGTAAATGAGAATTTTTTGTGTTCATCACAATATGGGCATTTTTCGATGTCCATTATGTTAAACCACAAATGATAGAATCTTTGTGATAAACTTATATCCTGATATACTTGATCCAAAAATTCCGTTTCCTTTATTGTTTCTTCTAATAAATTTGGATCCCTTTTAATAATTGATATTACTTGTCCAAAAGCTTGCCCTTTAAAATCTCTTTTTTTAGTTTCCTCTATAAAATTGTGTATGCCCATATCTTGGTGTATTTTCTTTATATATTAGATATTGAAATTAATTTTCCTTATCTAGAGATATAATAAAAATAGCCATTTCATTTTTTGAATATATAATGAATGAGTAATTTTCTGAATTTAGGAGGCTTTGAAATATTTCCAGAGTACTTTTTCTTAAACCTAGAAGAAAGCGAGAAAAAAATTAGAGAATTTGGAAATTCTGCAAGATTTTTAACCTTTCCCGAAATGCTCTATTTGAATTTAGAAATTAGAAATCTTTCAGTCCTTAACCTATCCGAGGGAGATTACTGGATGAAAAATGATAAAAATTTACTGAATGTTTACTGGAATAAAGCCACAATTTTTAGTATGAAGAGTAAGCTTCCAGGCTGGGAAAATTATAATTATGATTTCTGGAGTGCGACAAAGAAAGATCAATTAATCAAAAAAATTCTTATAGTTGGTGCCGATGTCAATTAATGTTGGTTTAATTAGTTCTGATATATAGAACAACATGGCAAGGTACTCAGAAATTTATCCTAGAAATCCTGATGATCCTAATTATAAATCTGGACAACTCCATACTGATGACTCTGTTGAGATTCTAATTGGTATGATTAAACAGTGCATGATGACTACTCCAGGAGAGGTTCTTGGAGATCCTTATTTTGGGATAGATCTAGAAGGTTTACTTTTCGAGTTTGGTGTGGACCAAGCAACTTTAGAAAGGGCAATCAGAATACATTTAATGACCTATGTTCCTTTAGCAGGTTCAATCTATGACGTTGATTTCACTGTGGGTTTCTTTAAGGGAGACACCAGAGACTCATGTGTGATTGATTTTGCAATAAAAGGCAACCCAATACTTGGAATTAAAATAATTTAAGATGGATTTATTACAGAAAAATAGAGCGAAGATAGGTGATTTATTAAGTCAAACCTTCGACCTTATTCAAGCTAGATATTCAATGTCTGAGCAGCTATTTACTGTTGCTTCAGTTTGGGGACAGATTATTTTCGTTTTAGAAAACCTTAGCCAGCTTATTCTGTTTTTTATAGAGGATTCGATTACTGAATTAAATATCAATCAGGCAACAAGAGAATCTTCAATTTATGGCCTTGCAACTTTAGCTGGACACAACCCAACTAGAGCAATTTCTGCAAAGGGTGAAGTGGTTATCACATGGAACGGAAAAGGATTTGAACAAATAGGAGGTGGAGCAATTCTGCTCCCGAATAACTCCCAGATTAGATGTGTAAATAACGGAAAAACTTATCTCATCAAATTGAATCAGGAATACCTAAGATTAAACTTAGATGCAACTTCGAAAATTATTTGTTCTATGGTGGAAGGAACACTTAATACGAACCAGTATACTGCTGATGGAACACGTTTACAAAGTTACAACATTTCTTCCCGTGGTACTTCAAGTATAGAAAATTTTGAGGTTGCTGTTAGAGTGAATGGGGAAGAATGGAAAAAGTATGATTCCTTATATGACATTCCAAGAAATGCCAAAGGCTATTTAGTAAAGAGTTCTTTGATCTCAGGAATAGATATTTTCTTTGGAACTGTAGATTTTGGGTTTCCTCCACCTGCTGGTGCTATTATTGAGGTTGATTATTTAGAATCCACAGGTGCATTTGGAAATATCCTTGTTGAGGATTCTTCAAAGGTCATTTTCAGATTTGACTCCGATGGTACAGATCTTTTCGGAAGAACAATTACTCTTCAAGATTTCTTAGGAGTAACTTGCACGATTGCTCCACAATTAGGAGCTAACCAGGAATCAGTAGATTTAACAAGACTCATTGCTCCAAAAACTTCTAGAAGCTTTGTTCTTGCCAATCCAACCAACTATATTACTTTCTTTGAAAAGTTTGGTCAGTTTTCAATCATTGAAGCATTTACAACTTTCAATGACCAATATATCGACGATGACAATATAATCTATTTGATTTTAGTACCAGATATCCAATTAACACTCAAAAGCAACGAGACGTATTTTGATATTCCATTGACTAGATTCAAATTAACAAAACCACAAATTGATCGAATCTATCAGTTGCTTGATGAAAGTGGACAAAAAATAGTTACCACAGTAGCTAAGATTTTAGATCCAGTAATTATTAAATACGTGGTAAACATTGCAATCACGATCTTCGAAGGAAACGATCCAGATACAATCAAGACAGAAATCACCAACGTTTTGAGTGATTATTTCTTGAACATAAGAAGAAGAGATAAAATACCAAGATCTGACCTTGTTGCAGCTATAGAAGGCATAGAGGGAATAGACTCAGTATCTTTATATTTTGTTGGACAAAGAAATGAAGCAGCAAAAGCAGGTAATCCAAATGCACCTGATATAGGTTTCGATGAATTTGGTGATATTGTGATAGGTAAAGATGAAATAGTGGTTATCTCTGGAGGATGGGATGACAGAAATGGTATTTATTACGATTATGGAGCTAGTATGCAAACTTTATCTTCTGTCAATGTAGATGTTAGATCTATAGTTCCTGTGACATACAACACTAAAGTTAATACAATACTTAAAAACTCTTTAAAAACAACTAACTAACTATGACAAACAAACCCAGCTGGTATGAGTTTATAAGATCTCAAAACGAGATTAGATCCAATGTTGGATTTGATTATGAGGGTAAGATTTTTGAGAAAACATTATCCAATCAAATTCTACAAGGAGATGAGTCCAGAATGTTGATACTAAGCAGTATTGAAAGGGTAGTACATCAACTATTTGAATCTACGAAATATATTAAGAACTATATAAATTATACAGTTCCTAAAAACAATAAGTATGTAAGGTAAGATGGTTAATCAGAATCTATTATTTTTCGATAAACAGGGAGAGCAATATAATTTCGAATGGAATGGAGATTATTGGGAAGGATCTGTATTATTCCCCTTGGTTTCAGAAAAGCTTTTTGAAATCGAACACATTTTTGTTATCGAAAAATTCCTGGATAATCTTTCTGAGACAAAATATGGATTTCCTCACAGCTATGGTGTTAGCCCAGGAACTCCTGTTTGGAGAACTAAATGGGAATCAGATTATGATGGAAAGGTTGATGTTTCTTCTATTATCTACACTTATGAATTAGGTGTAGACGGAAACTTAGATGCACCAATTTTAGTTGAAGCAGATAATGTAGAGTTTTTCCCTGAAGTTGTTCCTGGTGATGTGATATCATCTCCTTCAGGACTAGTGGTTACATCCGAAATCACTTCTTCTTCAATGCAGATCAATATTGCTCTCAATTCTGATAATGAGGGTGTATATGATAGAGTATTAATTTTAGAAGACTATACAGATCCTGATAATCCTGTTACAATTCTTAGAGTGAATTTTCACGGAGAAGTTGAGGGAGAGGATTCAAGATTAGGTGTTCTACTTGACAATTTTGGAAGGTCTTTTATTGCTGAAGATTCTTTTATTGTTAGAGAAACTGACATTAAAGAACCTCTTCCTGATTTTAAAATTATAAACGAAAAAAGAAAGGAACTTCTTTTAACAGGAGAAAGTATATTTCCTTACCTTGGCTCATATAAATCCTTATTTAATGCTATTAAGTTCTTTGGATACTATGATCTTAGAATTAAAGAATATTGGCTAAATATTAAGAAAGATTCTGCTTCAGTACTTACTCCTTTACAGCAGAATTCACAAATCTTAAAGCAGTTAGCCACAAAGAACTTACAAGGACAAGATTCTCTTTCTCTCATAAGCAGTTTATTGAAAGACGAAAATGAGGGGAAATTCAAGCAAGTTGAGATCTATGGAAAAAAACCTGATGGGTCTTTTGGTCTCAAGAAACAGTATGAACAACTATTTCCGTCCAAATCATTTAAAAAGACTTCACTTTTTGGACTTTTTTATGACATCAATAGAGTTAATGATTCAGTAGACGAAGACGAGTTTGGGTATCCTGTTGTTGAGGATGCTTTCTTATTTAGCCCTGAAGAAGTTCTTATAAAACTTTTCGGTCTCAAAGAGCGTTTGAAAAGAGACTATTTACCTCTCAATGCAAGAATAGTAGACATCACAGGTGAAGGTGTTTATTTTAACATTTACAAAACCAGGGGTTGGGTTGATCAACTTGGAATAAGTGAAATTAAATCTGGAATAAAGGTAGACTTCACAGTATTTCCAGAAAAGGGATACATCGAGGACCTAAGAGTTTTTTATACAAAACCCAACCAGGAATCTCTTCTTTATCCTAATATCAATGGAACTGAGCTAGGAATAAGCTATTATGGTAACACAGTAGATCCTTATTCATTTTTTCAAGAATATCCAGTACCTTCTATTGCACCGTTTAAAACTGCGATAGAATCTTACTATCAAGATGTTGAAGAAGGAACAATGCCTAAATTCTTAGGAGACGGGGATTATGATTATCCAGGTTATCAATTGTTCTCGTCTGGTACCGAACACGTTTTGCCTGCTGGTTGCCCAGTGATTATAACTGATTCAACTTTTGATCTGGCCTGGGACGAAATAAGTGCTACTTGGGAAACTTTAGATCCAACTATCACAACAGATTTATTTGACATAGCAAGTTACACTGGAACCATTCAAAGCAATCCTGGTACTCCTTTTCAAACAGTAACATCAGCCACAAGTTTTGAATTAAGCTATACCTTTCCACAAACTCTTTTACTTAATATCGGTTCTGGAAACGATTGGTTTTCTGCTTCTTCAGATAATGTGTTTGTTAGAGTTGAATCTGATACTTCCCCTGGTAATCTTTGTTTGGGATATGTTATTCCTGGTGGGTATGACACCGCTACTGGTTTAATAACTATTCAGGTAATAAGCACCAGAGGATCAGGAAGCTATTCGAGCTGGAATGTTAGTCCTACCAATTTGACTTTCTCTTCCTATAGTTTTACTTACTTCCAAAACTATGTAAATTCGGGAGGATTTTACTCTTGGTCAAGGTTACCTTACTTAGATTTTTATGAAATTGAGTGGACAATTTACAAAGAAGATGATAGACCTTATTATTTCCAAATTAGAGGGGGTCTTCCTGAATTAGAAACAATAGTTCACTTTCTTCCTTATACTGGAGATTATAATGTCAAGTGTAGAGTTTGGGACACTTTAAATTCCATTTCGTTAGGCATTAAAAGAAGCGTAATCACTGTCGGAAAAAGAGAGATTGAATTGAACACCATAACTAGGTTTAGACAATCTGAAAAGTACGATTGGGAAAATATGCCTTTGAAATGGGAAAGTTATCCATCACAATGGATCTGGCCTGTTGAAAACACGGACGAAACAAGTCTTATTTCTGACTTTATCCAAAATTTCCCTGAATATTCAAATAACTTCAATGAGGGTCAAAGTTGTGAGGTACTTTCTAAAATAGCAGAAGTTAAAGCCACAACAACTTTTGAGATGGGAGTGGATTCAGTTGCTGTTTCAACAATCGAAAGCACATTAGTTGATGGAGGTTACTCCCTTGCAGTTGTTACAACAACATCTGCTCATGGATACACAACAGGTGACACTGTTTGGATTTTAGATTCTTCAGATGATCCCTATGGACAGTTTGTAATCAATGTTCTTTCATCAACAACTTTCCAGATTCCAGAAATTGTAATAACTCCCATTAGTGGTGGCTCTGCTTTTGGTCCAGGAAATATAAAAATATTTGCTGATTCAATTAAGATTGCTGATTGTAATTTTCAAGGAGATATTGAATCAACATCCAGTGTAATATACAGTGCCATTAATAATTCTGTATTACAGCCCAAATACAAGATCATTAGCTTAACTGATTCAATAATCACTTCAGGTGATAAAACATTCGTTATACAAGCTCCTAATGACTCAGGATCACTATGGAATGGTAAGAGCTTAGTAGTGCAGGTCTCTGGATCAATCCATGCATCTCCATTATCAACAACATTCTCTGGAGGTTCTAATCAAACTGAAGAGTATGTTGAATATGATTTCGGGGCACTTCCGAAAGCAGAAATGAAATATTGGGGAACGAAAAAACTTTGCTGGGACACCTTCGAAGATTTCGAGTTTGCAAAAGCATATGCCCACACTTGGGACATGTATGATTATCACAACGACTGGTTGGGCGGATTCGATCTCTATTCTCTGCAATATGGAGATAGAGTAAGAGTTTCTGAACAAACCAATGGTATTGTCTTTACTGAGACTGATTCGCCCGGAAATTCATACCTAGATCTTTTCGAAGCTGCTAATCAATTGAATTTGTCAGAAGACGAAAACATACAAAGATTTGATTATGTGGTAAGAGGATATTCTGAATTACCAGAAGATCCTGAAGGAAACCTCATTTCTCCTGATATCACTACAACTCCAGGGCCAAGAAATGTGACATCGAACTTCTGGGCTATTCCTTCATATTCACCAGTTATAATTGAACCAACAGGAATTGCTTGGGACGGTGATGGGGATATTTGGGTTACGGGAGAGGATTTAATCAGATTTGATGGTGCCAATTTCGAAACATACAATAGTACTAACAGTCCTATTCCTGGAATAGCGGTACAAACTAATTGCATCAAAATCGATAGCAATGATGTTAAATGGATAGGTGTTGAGAACACTGACAAACCTCTGGTTAAAATAAATGACAATGCTCCAGAAGAAAATTATGCTTATGATTTAACAGAATTCATAGACAATCAGGGGAATATGGTTTGTCCAGATGCTAACTCAAGTATTAAAGTTATTGAGATTAATCCACAATCAGGGGATATTTTTGCAGCTTTTATTTCAAATACATCACCTTCCTATAATGGACTTCTTTACTATGATGGATTTGGAAAATCTTGGAAACTCTTTACTCCTTCCAATTCAGATCTTGGTGATGATATTATTAGAGATTTACGACTGGAATATTATTCATTCACTAAATGGTATTTATGGATAGCTACTGAAAATGCTGGACTTATTAGATTTGATGGGGTTAACTTCAGAAACTTCAATACATCCAGTTCTGGTATTCCTTCTAATGATGTTTATTCAATTGAACTCGATTCACTAAATCATAAATGGATAGGAACTGATAACGGATTAGCTTATTGGGACGAGGAAAGATGGGCAGTTTGGAACAATTCAACTAATCCTGAGATTTCTGTTGGTAACTTTACAAACATAGTTGAAACAGGCAACGGAAATATCTGGTTTGCTATTGAAACAGCACCTTCTTCATCTGAGCTTTATTTCTTTGATGGTTACTTCTTCACTCAGGTTCTATATAGAAACGATGGATCAACTCCTATTGATCCTTGTCCAAATGTTTACGGAAAATCTGCTCTTTCAGCACCCTGGAAAACTATTAAGAATGGAGAAACAACTTTCCCTAGAAATTTAATATTTACAACTTTAGCTGGAGAAATAGGTAAGTTAGATTATATTATTCCTCACATTCACGCTACATCTAAGTTTAGTGGAACAAATGGTTGGGATTTTGTTTATCACGAAACATCGACGCCCCTTCCTAAAATAAAATATGTTTACAATTCTGCTATAGGAAACAACCAAATAGGATTCAATTTCTTAGTTGGTCCGTTCTATGACAACATCACTTTAGATTCCAATATAGTTAGACCAGAAATTCCTTCTGTTGACAGATATTCTTGGTATAAACCAACTTGGCAGAGGTATTCATTAGAAAGTTTGAAAAACCAATTCCCTTCTCTAAATTTAAATGATACCTTCTTATATGCACCACTTAGAGATATTATTAGCGGAAAAGCGACTAAGGAAAGTTACTGGAGAAACGCTCAAATAGAAAGAATTCTGCAGAAAAAATCAAATGATTTATTCCAAAATTTCGAATGGGTAGTAACACTTGGAAGTAATTTTAATGACCAGGGAGTTAAACTTACAGTTGATTCTGAAGGCTTTATTATAGGCATAGGAGATTTCAGAGGAACAATAACTTTGGGAGAAAAAAGCAATATTTCCACAGTCACTCTTACTGAATCCTCGCAAAGTGTTTACGTCACTAAGTATAATAAGGTAGGGGTTTTACAATGGGCAATTTCTCTTAATAGCCCAGGAAACTTAATAACCTCTAGATCTGTAACAACAGATGCTTACAACAATTTGTATGTTGTATATGAGGATCAACTATCATCAACCTTAGAATTAGTTAAGATAAGTCCGGATGGTGTACAGCTTAATTCTTTAACAATATCAGTTCCTAGCACAAGATTTATTTTCGATGTTAAAACTGACAAATATGAGAACGTTTATATATGTGGTAGCTTTAGAGGTACAGTTAACTTTGGGCCATTCACATTAACTGCAACCAATTCTAATGGATTCATCGCTAAACTTGACTTCAATTTTGATTATGTCTGGGTCAAGCAAATTGAGTCATCAAGTATATCAAGAGTTTTTGAAATCGCAGTACTTAACGAAGAATACGTTTATTGCTCAGGAATATTTTCAGGAATTATAGACTTAGGTGGAATCGAACTTACAAATGTTGGATCTACTGATATGTTCCTTGCAAAATTTGATGCAGGAAGTGGAACGTGTCTTTGGGCCGAGTCTTTGGCTGCAACACCAACCACATCGATTTCTACAAATTCAATCACATTAGATCCAAATGGACATCTTTTGGTAACTGGAGCATTTACAGGAACACTTGAATTGGAAGGTCAATCTATTTCTTCTTTCTCTTCTTCATCAGATATTTTTGTCATTAAGCTTCTATCAACTGGTAAATTGATTTGGATGAAAATGTGTGGAGGAGCTTCTGGGGATTTTGCTTTTGACATAGAAAGTGATTCCCAAGAGAATGTTTATATTACTGGATCCTTCACAACTACAGCATATTTTTCACCAGATACTGTTGTTTCTAGGGGTGGATCTGATATTTACTTGACCAAATTCAACAAGGATGGATTATTGATAGACATTGTAACTGCAGGTGGGGTCAATAGTGATTCTGGAGCAGATCTTATTCTTGACGACGAAGAAAATGTTTACATCACTGGACTATTTAGAGGCAATGCGGATTTCTCCCCCTACCTCGCAACTCCTCCAGGAACACTTAACGATGCTTTCATTGGGAAAATACCTAAAGAAAGGTTTGATCCAGGTCTTAGCATAGGATCTGTACAAAGCTGGTTAGGTTCACATTCTTGGTCTTGGAAAGAGGAAAGATTCTATCAAGAAGAATTCGAAATCCCTTTGGCTTCAACCATTTTCATAAATCCAATTGATTCTTTAATTCCTGGAAAGAAAAACCACACATGGGTTTTAACTGACACTGACACTGGTGAAGAAATAGTAAAGGTTAGAAGAACTCCATATTTCATTTGGACATTCACAACTCCTGGTTTTTATTCCATTTCTTGTCAATTACAAGACGCAAACGGAAACACTTATGAAACACAACACAAAGGAAAAGTTCGTGTTATAGACCACAAAGAAGCTTTTGCGGGAGACTTAATTCCTGAAGTTGTAAATCCAGACGACTATCTAATTCGTACAATCTACGACAACAGAAAGACATTAGGATTTCCACCTTTATCAAAGTTCGATCTTGAACAAGAATCTCAGGAATTAGAGGTTTAAACTGTATACTCCCTGTAAACGTCTAAGATAGAAGGAACGATTGGATGTCTATGGTTTTGCTTGAGTGAAATAACCTTAACTCCTTCTACTCTTGCAGAGATGGTGTTCATGAAATCTAATCCCGATTCCTTCTTGTTTTTAAGATCTATCTGAGAAGTGTCCCCACAAATCATGATCTTAGAACCGACTCCTAATCTACCTAGAACCATTTCCATCTGGTTCATTGTGACGTTTTGTGCTTCATCAACTACCACACATGAATTAACAAGGGTTCTACCTCTCATGAAAGGAAATGGCAATATTTCAATTATCCCTTCAGCTAGGAGTTTTTGGATTTTCTCCTTTTCGTATAGCATCTCTAAATTTGAATAAATTGGAGCCAACCACGGATCCATTTTTTCCTTTAAATCGCCGGGCAAAAAACCTATATCCTCCTTGGCTACAGTTGGTCTGGTGATTACAATTCTTTCTACCTCTCTAGTAAATAACAAGTCTAAAGCTATCTGAACAGCCAAAAGTGTCTTACCAGATCCTGCTGCTCCCTTAAGAACATTTACAGGATTTTCTAGAATAATTCTTTTTGCTTCTTTCTGTTCGTCGTTTAGAGTGATCTTGAATTTAATAGGATTTTTAGGTTTTCTTTTCTGGGTCCAGTTGTTTTCAGTTGTCATAAAGAAACTCTTTTTTTCTAAGAAACTACTTAGCATTTTGCTGTTTAATAAAATGCCTGTCTTTTCCTATCTTGATTAGTACAGGATATATATCAAAAAAAGAAATCCCAAATGGCAGTAACAATCAATGAAATCCTTGGAACCGATTCTATTTCGGGTTCAAGACTTACAATTAATGCTAATTTTTTACTATTAGAGAACGCTTATAATGATTTAGAAGACACTTTTAACATTAATGTTTTAACTGGATCGATAGACGTTTCTTCAGCTTCCAGCGGTCAAATCAAGGCTAAGTCCTTCCTTTCCAATAGTATGGTCATGCCTTCAGCAGGATCTCCAACTATTCAAATTTATGGAACTGGAGCAAGTGCTGGTTTTATGGTAGCTTCTAATACGATTGCTGGTGCCACTGGTATTTTCTCAAATGTGCTTCAATCGAATGCCTTTTCAGCAACAGGTTCTGCTACGTTTGGTGCAACTGCTACCTTCCAGGCAAAAGCAATTATGGACGGAGCACTAACTTTCGGAGCTTCTGGTAGCGTAGTAAACACAAACAGAAAAGCTTCAGTTGGATCTACAACAGTATTCCCAGCTGCTCCCGGAGCAGGCGTAACAGGAACATACTCAAATCCTTATCAGTTAACATTGACTGAAAATGTGATTTATATTCAATCCGATTATGTTTCATCTGCACCGGGTGATGCAGGATTTACCACTGGATTTTTCTTTTATGCAACAACAGGATCAGGAGCTACAGCTTCCGATATTCCTGCAGGATTTACTGTTACTTTAATAGACACAGCAACCTCAAGTGGCTCAATAGCAACTGGAGTTACTGGACCAGGTTTACAATACTATACTGGATTCAATACTGCTGATGGACAATATACATCGCCAGAATTCACAACCACTGCAAATCAGTACAAATCTGCACTTACCCTCATGTGGGAACCTAGAATAGCTCAATCTGATGCCTCTGAAAAGGGATCATGGGTCGTTCTATCAGCCACATCAAACTGGAACTTCTAATTAATAGCATTTAATGGCAAAAACCCCTTTTATAAGACCCATATCAGTTCAGGGAGGTACATTTTATACCTTCTCTTCTGCTGCAGAGGATTTATCACTTACCTTTAATAATTCATTAAAGAAATTTAAGTTCTCAAAATATGCTCTTCTTAAACTTCCTGAATTCGGAAGTCCAACTTATGGGGAAAACTCGTTTCAGTTCGATGCTATTGATACGACATTCTTAGATGCTGCTTATGGAGATTTTATTCTGTCAAACCCGAATAATTTAAGTCCGTCTGCAGAAATTTCTTTCCAAAACTATTGTTTGAATTTAGAAAGCACTGTTATTTCTGATGCAAATTATAATGCGGAGTTAAAAAGAAACGTTTCGGAAAGAGTTTTTTGGAAATGGGTAAAAGAATTAGGAGGAATCCGTTATAGAGCAGCCAATTCTAATGAAGTGGTTTCCACTCTTGACCAAGTAACAACAAGTACAGTTAATGGTTTTCCATACTCAGACAAAAGATGGGTAGAAGAAGACACATATTTAACTGGTAATGGAACTCCTACTCCAAGATATGAAAGATTAGTCCAATATATCGGAGAAATTGACGTTGTAAATTCTGTACAAAATTCAGAAAACGCATATTCTGAGGTTTATATTCACGTTCCAACTAGTGATGGTGCAACTCCTTATGTTCTTTTCAAAACCGTAGCTGATGAAAATTACTATCCGGATAGAACATGGACTCACAATCCTTCTGACCCTTTAGATACAGAGTATATTCAAGGAAGAGATTCTGCTTCTGGAGTTTATGGTCCAAACGGGCTACCAAAATTAGCTATTTTCGACCAGGACGTTTTAGGAGAACCTGGAGTAAGTGGCACATCAGCAACAGGTACATTCAGTTCGAATTGGTACTCTCCAAGAGATGAGGCTAATTCTTATTTCAGTGATCCTTCTTTCTTCGATGCCTCAAACTATGAACTTGAAAAATATGTAGCAGCTACAGGTTTAGGCGGATTTACAGTTAGTTACAAAAGAAGCAACTTAGATGGTGTACAAATTGATTTTGAACCATCATCTTACAAGGCAGTACAAAACTACGTTGGAATTACAACTATTGAAGAATGGAATTCAACACCAAGTACAGTTTCTTTTGAATTTAATGCAGCACTGATTTATTATGATGTGTATGATCCTAATAATCCTACCGATTCAGAAACAAATCTTTACGGAATCTTATTCTTTAATGATCCTGAGCCAGTTTCTGGAAATGCTGCTAAACTTCCAAGTTTCAATAAGTTCAAGCCTGATCCAATAACCAAACTCAATGGAAATTCCTATGGTTTCAAGATCAATTTAAAGTTTGACACTGATGTTGAAAGTACTGGTGTAGAACAAGCAATTAACGATTACTCTTCTTTCTCTCTTTCTATATTCATGGATGCTGCAACTGTGTTACAGGATGCTGCCAAGAATTTGAACGACAGAACTTTGGAGATCATGAATCTCCAAGATGAAGTTGCTGCCTTAAAGGACCTTATCATCAATACTGATGACAGTAATGAAATAAAAAATAGACTAACTATTGTTGAGAATTCATTACAGGCAAATCAGGCACTGTTTGAGAACACTCAAGATATCTTATTCCTCATTGAGAAAAATAGCGATGATATTCAGGACATTTTGCAAAATCAAACATCAATTAATATGTCCTATAATTTGGATCTATTGAAAGATGGAAAGGGAACGCAAGTAGATAGAACAATTCCTAATATCTTAAGAGTTGATGTCACACAACAGGATTATAATATAGGACCTAATTCCATATTTACAATCAATCCTGTAGCTGGTAACACAGTAGGATTAGAAATCTATACAAATTATCTTAAGCATAAGAATAACGGAATTTCAATAACTGCAACCAATGATATAGTTATCAAAATCGATGACTCAATTACCAAATGGAAAAAAGGACAGGTTATGAGATTGGTGATAAGTGATGAGATTGATTTAGGAAATTATTCCTTAGTAGTATTAACAGATGCTCTTGGAGAATATCCTAAAAATGCACCTTCTGGAGTTCCTTATTCTGTAGTAGTAGCAGGATTCTTAAATACACAATTCAGTACTTCTTCTTATAAGCCTATCTTTGATATAGTTTGTACTGACGATGTGAATTTAACATTCGAAGTTGATCAAATAAAATAATTTAAATGTCGAGTACCAAAAATTCGTTTGCATCTTTAATAGCTCAATTTCTAAGATTACAGAAAAATTCTCTGGAAATTATTAATAAGCTTAACGATGTTGCAACTTCTCCTAATGACTCAGTAGAGATTGAATTTCTGAAGGATGATAACACTTCAGAAAATATTCAAATTCCATCTTATGGATTTTTGAAATCTGAGATTAATAGACTGGATCAGAATATTTTAGCTCTTTCAGGACTTGAGGATAACACTGCAAATATTAGAAAATCTGATGGTACTGTTTCTAAAATTTATCAAGCTTCTGTTTTAAAAGATCCTTCTTCACCAACTAGTCTTCAAGTTCCAGCAACATTCAGAGCAAGAAATAATTGGTTTTTTGAATCTTTCTTAAATCCTTTACTCTATATTACAGTTGATGTTGAAAATCAAATTCCTGACAATTCTGAAAGCGTTCAGCTAAAAAGAATAATTGCAAACACTCAGACTGACATACAAAGACAATACTTCGACACAAACATTAAAGGCAGAAATGATCTTACTGATGCAGATTTTATTGCAGCTCTAGAAGGTCAAGGCATACAATATTTTGTTGATGAACAAGTTAATGACTTAGAATTAAGAACGCTAAGATACAAAGGTTCATTCGGTGTACTTAGAATATTTGATGAAGAAACTCAAACAACACAAAACGGAGTCACTTCAACTAATACTGTAAGGAAATATAAACTTACCACTTTAAGATATACAGATACTCTTTCAACAACTACAGATTCGAGAACCCTTACAAAAGGTGATCAACTTATCACAACAGGTGGTACCAAATACGAGATTACCTCGATTGATAACTCAGATTCGACAGTTGTATTAAGAAGACTATTTGGATTTGAACCGATTAGAATTGGAAATGATTCACTTGCTATTTCATCGAATGTCTTATCAAACAGAAGAGTGGAAGTAAATGTTGGATTTGATGAAAGACAGGCTATTTTTCTCAAATCGATTGATGGTGACTTCAATGTAGCTTCAAGCACTTACAGTCCTGGTATCACATTTTGGTCAAATGAGCTTCAGATCAATACCAGCGATGGTGTGAAGACTTTAGCAGAATTTTACAATTCCCAAGTTTCTGATTTTGGACAAACATTCATAGCAGCTGCAAAAGAAAAAACGATTCCTGCAGTTTTTGGATTATCTCCTGCTGCACCTGTTGTTGCACAGGAAAATTTCAAAGTTGTACAGGTTAATACACAGATCACAGACTCTAAAGAAAATAAACTTTTCAAAGAGAAAGTACAGGTAAAAACCTCTTTAAAAAATGAAATCTCTTCTATTGACAAAGCAATAGATCAAACAAGAAAACAGATTTCAGATCTTACAACAACTGCCACTAAGAAAGCACCAACTGCTGAATTCAAAAAGTTGAGCGACAAAATATCAACTTTAACTAAAGAAAAGGCAACAAAAACTGATCTCTTAGCCACAACAATAACTGACTTAAATAATTTAACCACTACAACTCCGGAGCTTAAGGAAGCTCCTAAATATAGAGTTAGAGGTTTTTGGCCAATTCCAGAACCCCTTTCTGATCCTAAAACAGGAGAACAAAACATAGTTCAATTCAATATCAGATATCGATATCTTTCTCTTACAGGAAACAGTAACGGTACAACTCAAATTGACTTTGTTGACAATGATGGAGTAAGCAAACCTGGTCAATTCTCGAACTGGACACAAACTAAGAGCGATCTTAGAAAGAAAGTTTATGACCAAAAAAGAGGTACATATGTGTGGAAGCTTGAAGATGTTAGCGATGCCAACACAGTAAACATCAACCAATTGGACGTTGCAATCTCAAAAGGCGAAAAAGTAGAAATACAGGTTCAAGCAATTTCTGAAGCAGGCTGGCCAACTAATCCTTTAACGTCTGATTGGTCAACCTCAATAGTGGTTGAGTTTCCACCAGATCTTGCTGTACAGATTGATAACTCTCCATTTATTGAGCAGAATGTAAGTGACCAAACTTTGGTTCAGGTTCAAGCTGATTTACAAGCAAAAGGTTTAGACCAACACTTGTCTACTTCATTTACATCCGGTGATAAGTACTATGCTCACAATTCAACAGTAATTTCTTCTGGATTTTTCGATCCAAATGGAGTGGCAATAGATTTATTCCAGAAGCTTACTCAAATAGACAATGAACTCCAGAACTTAAGATCGTTAATTGCTAAAGCAAAAGGAACTCTTGGAGTTTATATCACAAATGGGAACACTTCTACGAAGATTAAACCAGGAAGCACTGTTAACTTCTTCGCAGGTTATTATAATGAGCTTATAGACCTTTCTAATCCGAATAATAAGGGTAAGATAGCCACTGTTACTTATTATGTTGAATTAAGAAATGAAGCAGCTACTCCTCTTGAACTAACTTCATTAATTCCTGGAGGTCAGGGTGTTAAAGCGCCTAACTCTGCTATCTCACCACCCCCATTTGCAGTTAGTAGTGATTATGATACTAATAGAAAATATGGAGAAACCCCTGTACAATTATCCGGTGTGGTTGCTTCACAAGTTGATACCACAACACCCGGTGATTTCATTCAAGCTCTTGGATACCAAAGTGGAAATGCTTATTCGCAATTCATTTATCCAAGGTATAAGAGTGTAGGCCTAGACCAGAATCTTTATTTTACCCCTAGTACAACTTTAGGCTGGACTATTTCAAACGGGTCATCTTCTGGAGGTGCGAATTATCCGATCAACAACTATGGTATACTAATGCCTTTTGATCCTGATACAACAGCAGTCGGTGGTGCGGGAGCAAACTCAGGAGTTTGGAGCGGAACCTATTCTGGAACAACACCAGTAGGGGGAGGAAACTTAAATGAATTCTGTATTCATATTTCTCACCCTCAAATCAATGATGGATCTGCCCTAAGTTTTACTGATTTAGAAAGACCCTCTGTTACTTCTTCTGGTCCAATGATATATCCAGCATTTAGACATGCTTTAGGATTTGAAGTTGATACAAACATCACTTCTGAACCAGTTGGATACGACACTGCAAATCCTCAAAATCTTTCAATTCAGCAATTGGAATTTTATGGAGCTAACTCGGGATCAACATTCGGAACCGATGATAATTCTTATCCTAATAAGCTAGGATTTGTAGAATTTGATGAATACTTATGTGGTAAGTTCTCATGTGGAGCTTATTTATTTTTAGCTCCTACAGATCACACGGCAGTACAAGTTGAAGGTTCAACACAGTTAGCAAAAAAGACACTCGAATTTGGACAAGAAAACGCGATTACAGTTCCAATTATATTCCAACTTAGAGCACAGGACAAATTAGGATATATTGGAGGTTGGAGATCTGCTGGTAACCTTAAGAATATCACTTATACCAAAAAGATAGGTATAGATATTCAAGTAAAGAACGAGGATCTTTTTTCCTTTGACGTTTTAGTTTCTGGAAGCTACACTAAGACATCCTTGGTTTCTCCAGCTTACTCACAAAATGTTATCACAAATAAATAATAACTAGTTACAGATTGTGGCAAGGAAAATAATCAAACAGACGGCTTCTTTTGGAGTTTTAAGAGCTAACCCAAGAATCAGTGGTAATGTTAAAATCACTGTTGATTCAAAAGATGATATTTGGCTTAATTCTATAGATTCTAATGCGGAAATGTCTAATCGAGCATATAAAGCTTTTAGAATTTCTCCCGAGTCATCGTTTGATCGTGATCTTTACACATTCTTTGATAACGGACAAACGCCTTCGCAATTTGTTTTTGGACTTTCCGGTGAAGGAACCCCTGTACAAAACCAGATCGAAAACCTTTCTGGCCAATATAATTTCACATACAGTGCAGGTGTTACTCCATTAGTTTCTGATCGTTATCCTGAGGATTTCTCATATTTAGCTCCTTTTTGGCTTGGCGAAGATATTCCCGATTACTTTGTTATTTTCAAAGTTAATGATCCTATTGATTATCCATATCAGGTTCCAGTTTCTGCTTTAGAAGCTGGTAAAAATTATAAAATTCTTGAAGATCCATCAGTAGATGTGGACTCTCCAGGTTACTTGCCTTTCATTGTTCAATATCTTGGACAGAATTATACTGATGGAAACATTTTAACTGGACAGATTAGTCCATTTTTTACTGTACTGCAAGGACAAGGAAGTGTTATTCTTCTTGATCCCTTGTACAATCTTAATAATGTTGAGAACACTGCATCACACTTTACAGAAAAAATTCTTCCTAAATCCACAGTTGTTGCAACTTATGATATGGGAGAATCTTCTAAGATAGGAAAATATCTTAGAAAAATTAAACAAACGCCAGGTTTTACTGATTCCCTTATAGACGTTAGATTTGAAGAGAATCAGCTTACAACCTATAATGGTGTTAACTATTCAGTTGGTGTCTTTGATAAGAAAGGGGATTATTTATTAGATTTCTTTTCAGATCCCAGTTCACAGATAGGATTCGAAGAATCTATGACAGATGGATTCAGAAGAAATGGGATTATTAGTTATAAACTGCTTAATCTTGAATTTTTATTCGATGACAAAGATTCTGAAAACTACACAATTAATAGATATTTTGGACTTTATGTGAATGCAGCAGAAATGGCTTCATTCCAGTTGGACGGAAATGCTCTATATCTTGATCAAGGACAATCTGGAAACACTCCTGTTCCTCAAAGAAATGACAAAGGGTATTATTACCAAGATTTTCCTTATTACCAATACAATAATGATGGTGTTAGAATTTTCATTGATTCAGAAAAAATAGAGGGAATAATTCCAGATTCAACGGATGTTAATGTCAATGAATTTAATAAGGTTTTCTGGATTCAGGACAAAAATGGAGATTTCTTATCTCTAAAGAGATCTGATACCTATGATACTTCACCTGGATTAGAAAAATATAGATACGGTCTTTCGGGATCTGAAAATCAATTAGTTCTTCAGAATATCTCATTGGACCTTTCAGTTCTGACCGGAAGTGATGTCACGACAAAAAAGCAATACGGAGCAACTTCGACTGGTGAGAAGGGAAGAGCTTATCAGGTAATTAGATTAACCGATGAGCTTACCAACACTAATCAAGATAGTTTTATATTCTATAATCCTTTAGGATTTTATGGAACCCCTGGTGCAAAATACGACATTATTAGTGCTTCTGATATGTCCTCTGTTATTGATGAATGGGGACCAGGAAGCTATTATGCACAGGACAACGCTTATTATTTTCATCCATTCGGAACGCCAGAAGATATTATTAGTGCCTTAACCGGAATTTTTAATTCTTTCACCTACAATTCATTTGAAGCTTTCCAATCTGGTGACGAACTCGTAATCAGGACAAGAGCAACAGGTGCTCAAGAAAATAATAAGTATTATCTGGATTTCTTCCAGAATTTTTCCACACAAACTAGAATGCCGGATTCTAGAAGAGGAATATTATTCATTAATGATATTGATGCTTGCGATATAAATCAAAAGCAATCTTTTGTAGGAGGATCTAACTATTCAAATACAAGGGTTAAAGTACTGCTTGAAGATGCCAACAAAATAGAGGTAGGAACAACTTTCCTAGATACAGTTAAGAACACTTCAACTGATACGTATAAAGGATTTCCAGAATATTCAAACAAGGGAGCTTCAGTAGTTGTCGGCAAGTTCAGATTTGTTGACCAGTATGCTAAAGATTCTGGAGGTGAAATTTTAGGTTTAAAAGATTTTGAAACACATGCTACTATTGAAGTTGAAGATTTTACTTCAAAAGTATCTCTTGGATCTATTAACAGAATTTCCACTTTTAACCCATATAGAATTCCACTTGGAATCTTTTCATTCTACGGTCTTAGAGAACTTGATATGGACTTCTGGCAAAGTCAATATGGATATACACCAACTAAGGAGTACTACAAGTATTTAGATGTGCAACCGGAAGGAGAAACACAAATAGTTAATGGTAAGACTTATTTTGTATCGTCTGGAGCAGTTATCACGTATGACGGAAACAACATTACAGGACCAGATTTCTTTGAGGGGGTCGTAGACGAAACAGCTTACACACTGGTAACATCTTCTACTGGTGCAGAGGCCAACATTTATCCCACGATTTCCTCAAGAGGAAACGTTACAAGTGGAATTACAGGTTCCAACTTTGATACTGCATATTATCCAGACTTGGATGCTTTTCCTGGATTTTACGGAGTTCAAGCTCTTAAATTTGTGAATGATGAAGTTGGATCACAAACAAAGTTAGCCCAATTAAACTTTGGAAAATTGTCCTCCGAATATGATTACACTCAGGATAACTATAATCCAGATTTTGCAACTATCAGTAGAGTTAGTCCGTATATTACAAAGTGGTCTTACAAGAGAGGAACAGATGTTAGAGGAAATCCTTACAGCTTAAATGCAAATATTGCTTTTAGCCCTCTGAACTTCTCTCCTAGCTTTTTTAGAAATTCACAGGACCCACAATACTTTACTCATGAGTGGTACCAACTTCAGAAACCTCCATATTCAATACCTGAGGAAACTCTTAAAGAAGATAAAAACTATTTAGCAGATGAATTAGATCAAGCTAAACTTATAAATGCTAATCCTTCTCTTAGAGATTATTTCTTGGACTATTTTTCAATAGAGGGTGAAGATCTTCTACAATATTATGTTGATAGCACAACTATTGAAAATATAAACCTATCAGAAAGATACAGTGTTTTTGATTTCAATTCAGCTAATGGATTTTCTGAAACATTATTCAGGGGAGCAAAAGTTAGAATTAAAAGAACCTTTACAAATTTCGGGCAACAAGAATCAATCAAATATCTGACTGATGACAGATTTTATGATGAATATAAATTCTCTTGTGTCATTGTTCCTGTTGAAAACATTGAGGATGAGATTCAACCACCTATTAAAATAAAGGTAATTGAAAACAGAACTTTCAAAAATATAACCTTCGTAATTGAATTACTGATCGATGATGTAAGAGTTTATGATTTTGAGCCTACAATAGTTAGTCCACCACAGCAATACTTGGATTTGGATTATTTCCTTCTTTATTCATTGAAAGATAAATTGGAAAGACAAGAAGGACCGGTTTCTTCACCTCCTACTTGGCTTCCAGGAGGAACAATCGAACTTCCTGCAGTTGGTGATATTAAACTTTCATCTGCTTTAAACGTAACTTCAACTGCAAATGCTGCGGGTGTTGTATCTGTAGTTAACTCAGGAACTCCAGGAGATGATGGAACTGTTTATATCATACCAAATCCAGAATATGAATCGGATTTAAGAGAAGAAATTAATTTCACATACCCAATAAGTACTGTTCCTGGACCAACCAGTTCAACTGGACCTGGTTCATTCTACGGTGTGATTGGAACAACTGCTGGAGGTCCTTCTGGACAATACACCTTACCATTCCCAACAGGAGTTGGTGAGGGATTCATCAATTTCACTAACACTCAAACTGATTACATCTTTGACTTTGCAGATGTTGGAGCACCTGGACCAACTGATATTCCATCAATTGTATCTTATGACCAAGCTTTGGCCATACCAATTTACCAAAGAGAAGGTGGTATAGGATACTGGGAAAACATACTTGCTAAAATATCTTTTGCTAATATCTCTTTGTTGGTAAACACAGAAAGCCCGTACATTGAGTACAAAACTTACATCTGGAATTCTACTACTAAAGCAACAGAGGTTTTAAACAACCAATTTGTTGTGGAATTTTTAAAGCCATCTGCTTTTGAACAAAATTCAATAGTGGTAGCAACAGAAGATCTAGATAAGCCACAAGAACTTGACGTTTTCAATGTGGGATATGTGCTGAATGAAATACCAGGAGAAAGTGAGCTTTACAGATATAGTGGTGAATATATTCCAACTTTCCGAGAAGTTTTAGGTTTTGAAAATGTAAAATTTGATTTGCCATATTGGACTATTCCTTCGGTTTACACTTTTGATGTAAAGGTTGTGACGAAGCCTGAATCTTCGTCAAATTATGAGCTAGGATCAACCTTGTGTTACTCGATCGACGGAATCATTGAAAACAAAATTACTCTTATTAAGGGTGTTACTTATCAGTTTGATCTAAGTGATCCAAGTAATACTGGTTATCAAATCTACTTCTCAACATCGAACAGAGGAAACGGATTAACAACTGATGCTTTGACCCAAGGTTATACCCTTGTAGGAACACCAGGATCATCGGGGTCTTACGTTGAATTAGAAGTGCCATATGATTTTCCAAGCTCTGTTTATTACGTTGCTCAAGGAGGAAAATACATGGGACAAAAAATCAATCTTGTTGATGCTATAGAATATTCTTATTGCAGTTTTGGCCCGAATAAAAATAATTTTGGAGTTTCCAAAAATGTAAATTATTACAAATACGCAACTGAGTGGATATTCAGAATTAGCATAGATTCTCCTTATGATCCAGTTTACAATTTAATAGGGGAAACCCCTATTGATAAGAGAAATTTATCAATCTTTGAAAGCTCATGGGATCCAGGGTTCTATAGACAATATACGGATCCAACAACATTTGAAAGTTTGCCAGGTACTAAAAGCATGCTTGAAGAGAAATCCTTCTTTGGAAGTAAAGTCATGCAAACACCTGATTCTATCAATAGCCAGAAGCAACTTGTCTATCCAAGTTCTTTAACTAATGTTTTGGAATTAAACTATGATAATTATCCAGATTATGAAATTCTTTGGGAAGAAACCTCTACAGAAATTAGAGGGATTCTTCTTATGGACAGGATGTTGATTAGGTATTTCTTAAATGACGGTGCCAAGCAAACTTTCCAAGAATTTATAGTACCAGAATTTGGATTCGGAACTGAAAGTGATATTAATGACGATTTCATAGAATATATGGAATTGAACATTGTGCCTATCTTCCAATCGCAAAATAATGGAACATATCTTAAGAAAATTCCTCTTGCAGATCCTCTTGATTTGGTTTCTGTAGTTGGAGATTATGCAGATTATCAAAAACTTTCAAATGGGTATTTACCCTCACAAGAGGTCAAATACACTAAAGTCAATGAACTCAGATATGAGTTTAGATTACCAAAAGATCCATCTTTTGACTACTCAATTGCATTCTCAATTCAGATAGCAAAAATATAAGGAGATGAAATTTTTTGATATATAAACCATGAGGAAGATTAAAGATTACTATGATTTTCTTAATGAAGGTGTACCTTACTCAGTTGAATTTATTAAAGGTCTAATCAAGTCATTTGTTGACACTTTGAAAATTTCACAAAAGGCCGAGGAATCCCCGAGAGGTAGCAATAAAGGGAAAGAAGTTGAAGCAATGCAAAAAGCTGCTGGAACAACTCCTGGAAACCCTTGGTGTGCAGCTTTCGTTTATGATGTGTTTAGTAAGTCTGGGATAGGTTCTTATGAGAAAAATAAAATTCCAGTTACTCCTTCAGTTAGGATTCACTGGGAAAAATCAAAAGGAGCAAAAATTACAGCAGAACAAGCTCTTAAAAATCCAAACCTAATTAAGCCAGGGATGGCTTTTTTCTATCTCACAAGAAATGAAAAGGGTGAATATCCCGGTTCAGGCCACACTGGAATCGTTCTTTCAGTTAATCCACAGGAGAAAAATTTTAGTTCGCTAGAAGGGAATACCAATCCAGTGGATGGAGCTAGAGAAGGATATGGATCTTTCTTGGTAACAAGAAATCTAAATGATCCTAGCATTTCAACCAAAAAATCAGATCACCCTGCTAAACTACTTGGATTCATAGATTACTTCGCTCCATACAGAGGAAGTTCTTTCGATTCATCTTTAAAAGATGAAATTGAGAAAGCTATTTCTAATGTTTTCAAAACTAAAACAGAGAGGGAGAAAAGTTTTTTGTCAAGCAATCCTTGGGTGCTAAAGGATTACGAAAAAAATTACAAGGAAAGGTTTAAATAATTAAAAAGATGCCCCAAATAAACGTATTAAATATATTACAAGGCGATAATCAATCAACCATAGTTGATAAGATTAATTACAACTTTGATCAGATACTAAGTGCAGGTGGAGGCCCTCAGGGACAAAAAGGATCTGCTGGAGCCACTGGTCCAGTTGGACCACAGGGACCGCAAGGGGTTCAAGGCCTCCAAGGACCATCTGGAAGCAAATGGTTTGTTCAAGATGTCACACCAGCCCTTGGATCAATATCAGGTTCTAATCCTTTCCTTTTCCCAACATTAGGGGATTATTGGCTCGATCCAGCATCTTCTGACCAAGACATATATGTTTACACTTCCACCGGGTGGGCAGATACTGGATTTGGATTAGCAGCAGGGGATATTTTTCAGAATCTTGCTCCGATCTCAATAGCAGGGGGAGGCACACAGAATGCTATAATGATAGCAGGTGCTTCAAATGATTCAACAGTGGTTTTATCGGATTCTACTATTTCTGACTATACTCCTGCAGGAACGCCTATACAAAATTTAAATTTCGAGAATTCTAAACTTAAAATTTCAACTAAGGATAGTAGAACAAAACTTATAAGTTTTAGTCACGCAGAATTCGATGTCGATCCAGGGGGATCTGCAAGTTCAAATAGCAATTATAATCCATATTTCCAATGGAGAACTTCAGTTCCTGGACCCAAGGGATACTGGGATATAGAATTCACAAATCCTACAGGATCTATTTTAATAAAATCTCCGGGTACTGTTCTAAATAGTGGAATTAATTTAAGTTCAAGTGCTGAAATTTCTGCTGTTTCATCTGCTGATAATGTACTTCTAAGCACAGCATCTTCAAACAAAGGAACTTTAGTAGATGCTTCCTCAGGAACATATGGATTCTTCGAGGTCAGTGATAATGGGGGGACTAACCAGTCATATCCTTTCCTGTACGTAAACTCTACTGGATTAGGACTTGGTATAGGTACGGGGGGATTTAAGCTCACAGGTGATGATCGTAGAAGACTATCAGTACTTGGTAATGTAAGTGTTTCCACAACAGTTTCTGAACACAATGCAGCTTTATTTACGGGGAACGTGAATTTCCCTTTAAATCACAATAAAGGATCTTTTTATGTCCAAGGTCATGCAGGATTTGGCAGATTAAATCCTACTGGATACGAGGGTGGTTCTGTTAATATAACAGGGCCTAATGAATTACTTGGTTTATATCCGCAACTTTGGGTCACATCTCCTAATTATGGACCAGCTTTACAAATAAAAACATTAGGGGGATCAACTTTCACCAGCAGATCAGTTATTGGTGACGGAACAATAGATTTTAATTTTATCACATCCTCCACTCAAAGAGTTTCTGGAACTGGTCCTGATTTTACACAGGAATTCTTTTCTAGCGGACACACTTTTACTGCAGGACCTCTTTTAAGTTTTCAACATAAGATTACAGATTCTTCAAACACAACAGGAACTGCGAACGTTTTTGCCATAACAACAAACATGAATGCTGGCGTTTACAATAACGCCAATTCTGTTAACAATACAACAATTCAAACTAGGAATTCTAATCCGCGTTTGATTTTAGAAGCTAATTCTACTGGACAATATGACAGCAACAGAATATCTCTGGGATTTTCTGGTAACAGAACGATTGCAACTTATCCTGGACCACAATCACCGGATCCTTGGTATGGAACTACTGTTATTGGTGCAATGTCTGGTTCGGTTCAACCTAAGGGTCTTACTGGTAATTTAAGTACTTTTGCTACTTTTCCTAGTCTTTCGCTTATTTCTTTTCAAGGAACATCCGGAGGATGGAACGAGCCAAACCATGCTTTATCAATAGTAGGAGTCCAAACTATTGGTACTACTGATCCAGTTTCTCTTTTGGGGGGAGCTAAATCAAGTACAGGTCAATTTGGAGCAATTTCTATGCTTAAGATTCACAGAAATTTAGGAAACTCCGTTTATGTACCTCCATCTTCTGCTTACTGGCAGGGAATAACTGGAGCGTATCCATTTAACTACCCGAATGGTTTAGAAATTACATCATTTAAAAGTCAGGCTGCTGTTCCTGGAAAGGGCAACGAAAACAAAAGCGTTGCGTTGGCAATTGGAGCTACTAAATACACAGCAGCTGAGGATAATGAACGAGTAACGTGTCCTGCTACAGGATTCTATGTCTCTGATACTGGAGAAAACGTAGCCATAGGGACTACTATTGATAATGATGCTGTACTTGCAGTTTCTGGAGCAGCTGCTATTAGCAATGCTATATTAGCTTATGGAGATGTAAATGTAACCGGTGGTAATTTAAATGTTACTAATGGTGATGTGAATGTTACTGGAGGTGATTTAAATGTAACTGGGAGCATTTCATTTAATATAGACCAAGCTTTCAATTCTACGGCTGAGGGTCCAACAGGATATACTCTGTTTAGACAAAGATCGAATGATATTTATTTATATTCTGAGCAGGCTAAAGGTGCAACAACTATAATAAACAGTACGTACATCAGTAGTGGTGGACTGTCTATGTTTAATAACCAAAACATTACATTAGCAGGACCTCTCAAAATGATAAGAGATTCACTCGGTTTTAATTGTACTGTTACTGGCATGCCTAGTTCTGTTAGATATCTATCTTCTTTTAGTAGCGGATCATATACTACTAACACTACTTCTTCGATAACATACCTTGGTCCTTATCAACGGGATGTGATAATTTATGGAATGACTAGTAGCGGAACGTCTCCATCGACAGACATATATGTAGAGGATATTGATGCTTCCAATTTCTATATCCTAGGCAGAGCAAATGGCGGTGGCAATTCATGGACAGCAATTGTTCCGGCGGATTGTCAGTTTTACATATTATTGGAGGGTACTGGAAATTACTCATTTAGGGTATGTGAGTTTGGACGTGTATCATGAATAAAAACTGGTTTATACAGCAATACAATGAGGTGCACAACAACCTTTCCAATTTGGAAAAAGAGATCGAGCACTACACTCAGCACAGGATGTCTATGCTATCTGATGATTCTGCGCTTGAAAACTTAAAACAAAGGGTAAAGCTTGAAATTGAGCGACTAAATAAAACAAGAGAATATGAAAGAAGATTCTTCAACTATGAAGAGCGAAAATAAAAGAAAGGATCTATTTTACTTGACAATTATTGTCATAATTATCCTTTTATTGCTCAAACAATGCAATGGCAACAGAGATCTCCAAGCCAAAATAGATTATCAAAATCAAAATCTAGCAGCTTTACAAGACACAGTAAGGGTCCAGAAGAACAAGGCTGGTGAGGACATGTATGTCAAAAAAACACTTTTAGCAACCAAGAATAATCTTGAGGAGTTAAACAAGAAGTTATATGATGAGCTTAAAAAAGTTGAAGGTGATGTCATAACCATTCATGATGTTGAGACTGTAGTTAAAGTTGACACGCAGTATGTAGACAATACTGTAACAGTCTATGCGGATGGAAATTACAGTCTTGATTTCAAGTTAGATACTGTTTTCTCAGAGGGTAATTATAGAAAATTATCAGGGAATAGTTTTTTTGCTATAGATTCAACTTCACACAACGTAATTCCAGGTAAGACTAGAATAAACGAGGATGAAATGGGATTTTCTTTCGTTACTGGACTTAGAGAAAAAGACGGGTCTTTGGAAATCTTTGTAACTCCAAAATATCCCGATATGAAAATCACAAACATAGAAGGTGCTATAGTTGATCCTCACAAATCTGATGTTTTAAAAAATATGTTTCCTGAAAAGAAATGGAGTGTTGGGCCTTATCTAGGAGTTGGTTTAGGTGCCAAAGTTTTGGGGGAACCCGCATTTGGTCCAGTAATTAATATTGGTATTGGTGTCCAGTATTCCTGGTGGAAATTCTAAGCCTAAATAAAAGGGAATATATAAAGCATGTCTTATACATCTACACAAAGGTTTGTAAAGCTTACGGATTATCTCTTGTTGGAGTACAATTATACTTCATCACCTAATCCTGAGCAATATTTTGTCAACACCGGAACTCCTGCAGTTGGGTTTGAAAAAATAGTAAACGGTTATTTTGATAACGCCGTTCAAATTTTAAATAAACCTGTAGATCAAAGTGTAACCAATAATGTCAGAGATCTTAGTGTTGTTAGAACTGCTAAGAATAGATTCGTTTCTTTAGATGAGGACTATTTAGTTCAATATTTAAATTTTGATCCCAAATTAACATCTGTAGCAAATCTTCCTGTAGTATTTCCTTCTAATATAGGAGTTTATTATGACACTGTAAAGTTTCACATTGTTGCTGGTTACAACTTCGACAATATTGATGGAATTATATTACAGATACAGTTCCAAGAAAGAACAGGCAAAAAGGCTACGATTTTACAGCTTCTTGTGACCAAGTCAGATGTAACTTTACCTATCTTAAATCCAAATCCTATTTATTTAGGAGGTGCTCTCTATGACCACTATGTTGAGGTTAAGATTCCTGCTTATGCTAACATGGTTTATGAGTATGATATTCTGGCTGGAACATCATCTCAGGCAAACACTTTAGCTGCCAAGATTTCTTCAGATGGTAATGGATTTAAAAAAGATGCACCAGTCGAGTTTGCTTTGTATGAGATATCACAAACTGTATTAAAAGACGGCTACGACAATTATATTGCCCAGGTTAAGGCAGAACTTGGAATTTTTCCAAGAGATGTTTATTCAAGCTTAGCAGCTGTAATACAGCAGAATTCTTTCTATAACTATTTGGAATATTATCCAACATGGGAAGGTAACTTCTTGGAAGACTTTGTCAATGCAGAAGGTAGAGTTGGTAATTCATATTATGTTGTTCATGAGATCGAGGTTAAGGAACAAGTTGGATTGACTTATATCACGACTTATAATTTCACAACCACACAAACACAGGATTATAATGCTCCTTACATCTTTAGACCTGTGCTTCAAAATCCATTAACCACTTCTTTTCTTGTGAACTATACTATGAGACTGGTTAACAGATCCAACCAGAACCAAATAATCAGAAGATCCTCTTTTAGTTCGTTTGATACTACAAAGTATGGAAGAGAGGTTAATAAGATAACTTTGACTACTGGAGCATACTCTCAAAAAGTCTACAACAAGATAGTTCAAGCACCAAATGTTCTTTCGCCTTATGGTGTTAATACAAATGTTGGTTCCCCAAAGGAAAAGAAGGTACCTGTTTTTTATAAGGACAATAATATTTCGGTCACTCAAGAAACTATAGTTATTGGAAAGGATGGTGCACTGGTATCTGAATCTTCTGTACCAAATGCCTCAACAGTTTATGGTCAGGGCAAGGCAAAAATAGTGGTTGATCCGTTTGACAATTTTTACAAGTTTACCGTTTACAATTTGACTGGAGGACAAACCCCTGAAATATTGGATTTAGGAAATTCTTTAACTTACTATCTAGTTTTCTTAGATGCGAGTGGACAAACAGTGAGAGTTGAGAATATTAAAAACAAGACGACGATTTCAAATCCATCTACTGGACAAATTTCATTCAAGTTAGTTGATACCAATTCCAAAAAAGTGCTAGGATTCACTAACAGAGAATTTTATATTATATCAAAGACACCAGATGGAATAGAAACGAAGTTATATTCAGGATCTTGGCAAACACAAGCAGAATTTACTTCATCAACTGCATCAGCTACTGGAACAACACAGAGTTCATCTGCAACTACTTCTACCACTACTACCTCAACAACAGTAGCAAGTTCAACAACAACTGCTGCTAATAAACCAGCAACAGGATCTGCAAATACCACAACTGGTTCACAGATAGTCAATGGAGTTCCTCAAAGCAGTAATCCAGAAACTAGTGATACTTACGTTTTAGGCAGTAGTGCAATTTTAAGTACTGTTCCTTCATCGACTTTGAACACAACAGGAGGACTGCTTGGCTCAAATTCCGCAGTTCCTCCTCCAATTCAAAGTGCAAATCAAGCATCGAATATTAATATCACTGCTCTTGCTAACTCAATAGCAGGATTAGAAGCTATGGGTTATATTGTCGCTAGAGTGGTCAACTACCATTTTAATCCCGGATCACCAGGAGCAAGTTTGTTTAATGGATTAAAAGCATCCCAGTTTTTAACTGCAGCTTTGGAAGTGCACCCTAAACTTGCCAATGGAAAATTTGATGCTAAATATATTCAATACTGCAATGCCTTAAATCTTCCTGTAGCTGATCCAAACTCACCTGTGACTTCTTCTAATACAAATAACACTGCTTCAAGATGATCCTGAACGCAAGGCAAAACGGGTTTATTTTTAATTTTCCAAAAGGATTTATATACCCGGAAGTTGTAGAGAAGTATGAGGGGTACATTAAAAGAATGCCTATTCCTTATGACACGGTTAATGATTTTATTAATGCAACTATACAATCTGTTAATTTTCCAACAATTAGAAGCATAGATAATGTTGAACAGATAAGACCCGGTGGTTACAAGCAGAATTACAAAAGCTCAACAACGCTACAGAATCTAATCCAAAGGGATTTCACAGTTAGTTTTAAACTAGGTGAGGGATTCATCAATTATTGGGTTCTCTATGAAAATATAGTTAGATTCTTAGACTTCCAAAATCCTGAACAATATCTTCCAGATTTCAGGCTACTTCTTTTAGATAATGAGGGTATTATTATGGCTTCTGTTATTTTACAGCAGCCGATAGTAACTAGTATTTCAGATCTTCAGCTTAACTATGCTAGTACCACTCCACAATTTTCCACTTTTAGTATCGGTTTCAGGTGTAACTATGTAAACGTTAAACTTGAAATTGGCTAATATGAATAATGAGACCAAATATGTAGGTGTGGACTTTTCTTTAAATAGTCCTGGATTCTGTATTTTGACATCTTCTGGATGTAGTTGGATCAGTCTTCATCGTACATCTAATATCATCGACAAAATGTATAAGAAGGAGGGATCTCCTTTTAAGATTCTCAATGATAGCAGTTTTGTAGATGTGAATATCATAGCAAGAAAAGAATTTAGTGACGATTATCATTTAAAAGAAAGACAAAAAATTTTAAATGCAATTTACTTTTCTGATCTTGCAATTGACCTTTTAACTCCCTATTTGGACGAAAATACTGTGGTTGCAATGGAGGGACTTTCATTTGGCTCTTCTGGTAACTCGCTTATTGATATTTCTATGACCACTGCTCTTATCAGATCAGCTATTGTCAAAAAGATTAATCCAGATAACTTCTTTGTCTTTTCACCAACAACTATTAAAAAATTTGCACTTAAGGGAAATTCGAAAAAAGATGAACTCTACGAAGCATTGATCGAAAAAAGAAAAGATGATCTTAGACTTAAACCTTTCATTGATTTACTAAAAGAGTACAAGTCACAGTGGGTAAAGGGAGCAAACAAAGTTGAGAACCCGTGTTCTGATCTTGTGGATGCCACTTGGATAGCATTATTTATTGAGGAAAACAAAGAGAAACTTTCGAAAGAGCAAGCGGTATAATTTGAATAAAACAATTTTAAAAAATTTAAAGAATTATGGAAAATCAGGATTTTGACATTTTTAATTTAGACAATGAGGCTTTCGTAAAACAGGAAGTTAAAAGAGACGAGGACGAGTCCCTTTACAAACCTTATCCAGAACTTGGAAAAGACGGGGTTTACAAATCTCTTATTAGATTTCTTCCCAATGTTACCAACCCAAAGAAATCTAAAATTCATCAGTACTATGTGTGGTTGAAAGACCCAGTTGATGGAACAAACATGAAGGCACTTTGTCCTTCTACAGTTGGTAAAAAATCTATTCTCAAAGACATCTTCTGGAAGCTTAAGAATTCACCATCAGCTAAAGACCAAGAGATTTCTAAATCTTTCTCAAGAAAAGAAGATTTCTATTCTCTTATTCAAATAGTTAAGGATCCAAACAGACCTGATCTCGAGGGTAAAATCATGGTATTGAAGTTCGGTAGAAAAGTAAATGATCTAATCGAGCAACAAATTAAGCCTGAATTTGGAAATCCTTCAAATCCATACGATCTTTTTGAAGGTAAAAACTTCGGTTTACATGTTAGAAAGGTTGGAGAATGGAACAACTATGATCTTTGTCAATTTGTTGGAGATAAAACTCCACTCTTAGTCGAAGGCAATGCAGTTGAAAAAACTGAAAAGAGCAGAGACATCATCACAAAATATCTCCAATCTGGTCCATTAGATCTCGAAAAATACGATTTCAAAGATTGGTCAGAAGAGGAGAATGAAAAGATAATGAGAATTGTAAGAAACACTATTCCTGACGGAAGAATGGTTTCTGAAATTATTGGAGGTGGTTCGGATTCTAAAAGTTCATCTGCACCTTCATCGTCTTCAGATAATTTCTTTGATCAAGTTCCTACTAAACAATCTTCTGCAGACTCAGAATTCTTTGGTGATGAAGAAGAAAAGGCAAAAGCTTCAAAACCAGCAGGTAAGAAATCTTCACCATCTCTAGACGATCTTTATAACGATCTATAACCTTAATAATGGATCGGAATGGAAACAAGAGAAGTCAGTGGTTTGTCTGTTGACAGAGTAAAAGCTGTCGTACAAGCATCTCTTCAAAAGTTTTTTGGAAACGATCCACAAAGGTTAAAAATATACCAAGCGGGCAGTAGATTAAATTTCTGCTGCCCGTTTTGTGGAGATTCCAAAGACGCCAGAAAAAAGAGAGGTAACCTATATCTAGACACTCTCACTTATAAGTGTTACAATGGAGGTTGTGGTGTTTTCAGAAATCTAAACCAATTCCTAAGAGATTTTGATACTCATAGTTTGTTGTCGATGGAAGAGGTTTCTGAAATAGCTGAGATCTCCAGATCATCTGTTGCAAGAAAAAAAATCAGAAATTCAATTGATTTCTTCTTTACCGAAAACTATAAAGATGTACTCATTCCAAGAGATCTTTTCAAAGAAAGACTTGAGCTACAAGAAGTTAAGGGAACTTTTGCAGAGAAATGGATTCTAAACAGAAATCACTCTCCAGATTCTAAATTCTTGTGGGATCCAAAAAGAAAAAATCTATATCTTTTAAATTTAACTGGTGATGACAATTTCATTCTTGGAATTCAGATAAGACCTATTGTAAAAAAAAGCAGCAGTAAATACTTCACATACAAACTTAGTGGTATTTACAAAAATCTGTTCAATGAAAAAAATCCAGATATAATTTCTAAGGCAGAGGAAGTAGACCCGATATCCAGTGTGTTCGGATTTTCAACTGTTGACTTGGATGCTATGATCACCACTTTTGAAGGACCAATGGATGCTTGGCTTTGTCCTAACTCTATTGCACTTTGTTCTATCAACAACCAGTTTCCTTTTGATGTTACTAACAAGAGATGGTTTTTAGATGGAGATGAGGCAGGTAGAAGAAAATCTAGAGAACTCTTAGATAAGGGTGAACAGGTTTTTCTTTGGGGAAAATTTCTTAAAGAAAACTCTTTTCCAGAAAGGGACAAATGGGACTTAAATGACGTGGTGAATTATCTTAGATCTACTGGTAATAAAATTAAAAGATTGGATAACTATTTTTCAGCTGACAAATGGGATATTATAGAAATATGAAAGCTAAAACTAATGATGGAAAGGTTAAATTTCCATTGGACATCAAAGGCGATACGGATTTCCCAGATCTAGATCTTTCTATGAATTACCAAAGTCCGCCTCTGAAAGCTAAGATTAGCTCCGAAGTGAAAGAGGTAGAATCAATTAAAAGAAAAAAACAAAAATGTCAGAGCAACAAACTAATATAGAAAGCAAAATAGATTTCGACAAAAAATTCAGTGAAGAGCGATCTGAGTGGACTGAAAAAATAAGAACGCTTTCTATCCGAATGAAAAATATCAGGGAACTGAGTGAGGTTCAGGTTGAGCTTTATTCTAGTAGACAAATTCTGTTGGAATATTCTGCTAAACTTGGACAAGTAATGACGAAGTTGAATTCTAAGCACAGAAAAGATAGAGGCGATAGGTTAAAATTTTATTCTGAAAACAGCCAGATAAAATATGGTGCTAATGAAAAAACCCCACTTATTGAAGGAGACCTTTCTGACCTCAAAGAAAGAATGGATATAGTTGAAAATCAGATTTCATTTGTAAATGAGACAATTAAAACTGTTGACCACTGCCTTTATGGTATAAAGAGCCGCATAGCTTTGGAGGAGTATTTAAGATCAGGAGCTGTTAAAAATAACTATTAATGGATGATAAAGTTCGTAGTAAGTGATGATAATAATTGGCTGACTTTAGTGGATCATGATGAGGAGTTTGAAAAAAAGCAAATTGAAATATCATTAACTAAAAAAATTCATAATCACTTCTTCCATCCCTTAGTCAAGAAAAAAGTGTGGGATGGATCTATATGTTTTATAGATAAAAGACTTCCAATTTGGAGAGTCCCAATTGGTCTTTGGTCTGAGCTTTATCAAATAGGGCAAAAATACAAAATTGAGGTCAGAATAGAGGGACTTGAAAGAATAATAGATTCTGGCTTTACTCTTGAAGAATTTACAAAATGGTGTGATGATTTTTTTGAAAACAAATCTTTTAAGCCGAGGGATTACCAAATAGAAACTGCATGGAAAATCATCAGGTTTAAACTTTCAGTTTCTGAAGTTGCTACAAGTTCTGGTAAAACCCTTATTGCTTTCATAGTCTTAGCATATCTGAAGAAAGTTCACAACGTCCAGAAATTCTTGATGGTTGTTCCTAATAGTAATCTAGTTCTTCAAGGATCTGAGGATTTCGAGGAGTATGGTTTAGAAGAATTAGAAAACTGTGAGCTTCAGCAAATCCATGGATCTAATAAGAAGAAAATTTCTAGTGGGCTAATGATAGGGACATACCAATCTTTAGTGAAGATGGAGCCTGAATTTTTTGATGGGGTAGAAGCGGTTTTTGTTGATGAATGCCATCAAGGATCAAGTGCTTCCATCAAAAAGGTTGTCTCTTTGTGTCGGGATTCTAGATGGAGGTTCGGACTTTCTGGAACATTGACAAACAAAAGCAGCGCTGAATATCTTACTATCCAGCAATTTCTTGGACCTTTGATAATGGAGATATCTCCTAAGTTTTTGTTTGATAACAAATATGCTACACCGGTTTCTATTAAGATAGTCAAAATGGATTGGCTTGATGAGGAGGTCAAAGAAAAACTTTCAAATCTAAAAGAGAACAAGAAAGAGATAGAAGGAAATGAGATTTTCAATATAGAAAGGAAGCTTGTAATTAACTCAGATAAAAGACTTGATTATGTGATTAATTTCATTCTGAAAACTTCTAAAAATTCGTTGGTACTATTCCAGTCAGTAGGAGAGGGATACGGAAAAAGAATCTACGATGGAATCAGAGAAAAGAGTTCTGAACACGAGGTATACTATATAGACGGTGATACTGATCCTGAGAAGCGAGATATTTTCACTAAGAGAATGGAAGAGGGAACCAATAAGATTTTAGTAGCTTCTTTCGGTACTCTTTCAACAGGAGTAAGCATAAAAAATATTCATAATATCTTTTTAACCGAGTCCTATAAATCCGAGGTTTTGATCAAACAAAGTCTTGGGAGAGGAATGAGACTTTTTGAAGGTAAGGAGAAAGTTAACATAATAGACTTTGTTGATGATTTCAGTTGCAATAGCAAAGACAATTATCTTATGAAACACTCCAAAGAAAGAATAGAAATCTACAAAAGAGAACACTTCGATTACAAGGTCTATGAGATCAAATTTTAGATTTTGGATATATAAAAAGAAAGAAAGGAAAGGTAATGAAAAATCTTCAAGTATACGAATCTTTTTGTATTAACGAGAGTGAAAAATTGTTTTTTAAAAGACACAATCAGGGAGATACGTACAAAAAAAGATCTAAAGAAAGCTACGGACTTTCAGATGATCCAACAATTCTCCAAAAAACCCGTGACTTCTTCCAAAAAGTTGAAACTAGAATCAACAACATGGCAAGAGAGGGATCAAGCTTGGTTAAATCAAACAGAGCTTCAAGAGGTGGAGGTCCAGACACTGGTGTAGAAACACTCTTTGGAGTTTTCTCTGTTGTTCCAAATGTTCTTAAAAGGGTATTCGGTCCAACAAATTACTCCTTTTCTAAAAGTACTCCAAAGGACGATTCTGTTGATTTGGAGTTTATGAGACACACTAATGAGGAGTTCGCCAAAAAAGATCTTCCTAATATTAGAAGTGAAAAGCAATTGGAAGATAACGTAGCAGATCTTTATCAAAAAGGTGGAGTTAAAAGAGGACAAAGTCCGGTTTTAGATGATATAGCTAGAAACCGTGCTAATCTTTACTATACCAGAGAAAAGAATCCTAATCAACCGATTTTTAAATAAAATAAATTAATAAAATGAAAAAGTTTTCTTCTATTGTAGAAAAGAAAAAACAAGAGCTAGCAGAAAGCCAGTTGGTTAGTGAAAGAAATCTTTATTTAGATTTTTCTAAGAAGTATCACAAAGAGCATGGTGTTTCTGGTCCTTTTGATAAGAAGTTTAAAGGAGACAAGAAAGCTCAACAAGATTATATGGAAGGTCTTTCTAAGGCTTGGGAAGAGCACAAAGAAAAGAAGGGAATTAAAATCAAGCAAGATAAGAAGTTTGATTTCAAAAAGAAGGTTAATGAGTCTAAAGCATTAGAACTTGCCAAGCAGATGGTTGGTGATGGTGGTGAGCCTAATTACTTCTTTGTTAGTATGTGCGATGACTACTTCTTCGAGAAGGATGGCCAAATGGTGAAATATTCTACAGATATGGCTTCTGCCCCTTTGAAGATTAAAACCACACCAGATTTAGGTTCTTACACTTTCGGTCCTTTTATGAACCTTGAGGAATCAAAACTATTCATTGAGAGTA